ACTATCTCTGAAGGTACTATGTCACCTAAGATTGCAGTTAAATCTAGATACGCTCTAGTTGAGGCTGGTCACCATCCTCAAACAATGTACATCTGCTTCCACGTAGAAGTACCTGCAACTGGTATTGCTTAATCTTAATTAAGTACTCAATTATAAAACCCTCGATGAAAATCGGGGGTTTTTTGTTGCCTTTTAATTTGTTTAGTGATATATAAAGAAAAAGTTGTGCTATGATGATTCTAGAAAATTTCAAAGTGTATTCTGAGTGTAAAGATGCACTAATCGAATCCTACGGAGATATAGAGATTGCTAAAAAGAAAATGCTTTCTCGGAACTCTGATCTTGATGAATATATTATTGAGGAAAATTTGATTGCAATCAAAGAAGGACTCGGTGATAAAATTCTTAATTTCTTTTCTAAGATTGTTGGAGGTGATATTAAAAAACTCAGCACAATTCTAGAAGATATGAAATCAGAAGAGACTAAGTTCATCAGAGATGAACATGAAGCTGAATCCAAATTTTACAAACTTAGCTCTGCTTTAGCACAACTTAAGAAAGATAGAGCAGACAAGACAGAGCAGGATGCTATTTTAGTTAAACTTAACAAAGTACAAAAATTAATTAAGGATCTTGTTTCTTCACATAATTCCATAATGGACGATTTGGAAAAATCAGTAGGAATTATAATTAAAGACAATAAAAGAAAAACTGAATATTATAATTTAAAAAGAGCTGAAGATTCTGTAGAGACCAAAAAATTAAGAGTGGATTTTAAGAAAAAATTAATCACTGACGAAGATAGCTCTGAATATCTTTCTGACATTCAAAAGATCCTAGGAAATCCTAAAGATGCTGAGAAGGATCTAGAAAAAGCTCAGGACAATTTATCCAAGGAGAAAGACAAAATTGGTGCTTCAGATGAAGTTACCAAAATGCCTTCTAAGAAAATAGAATCAATCCTTGATACGTACCACAAAGAAATAATGAAGTCTATCAAAGATATTAAAAGTCATTCAGATGAAAGTATTAGCGTTTTAAAAGATCTTAGAGATAAAGATTCAGCAGATAACTCAGCATATTCTAGTATGAAGGATATGTTTAACACTAAAAAGGAAAAAGCAGTGGGATTGGTAGAAGTTGCTATTTCTAAAATTGCTCAGGTTAAAACTGAGGAAAATGATAACGTCCAAGACAAAAATAAAGCAATAGACTATCTTATAAATATTAAGAATAAGATGTCTAGAATTAGCTACATAAAATGGCCTTCAACAGATCTTGACAAGGAAAAGGAAAGGATGGATAAAGTAATTCAAAAAATATCAGAAGAATTCCAAAAAGCAGCTTAATGAAAAAGTATTCCGAATTTATATCTGAAAGCCACATGAACGAAGGTTTTTTTAAAAATCTAGTAAACAGAGTGGGATCTTTTCTTTCCGGGAGTAAACCTAAAATTCAGGACAAGATCAATAAGATGGTGCAGATAGAAAAAGACTTTATTGATAAATCGGACGAGCTTAACTATGATATCTTTTATAGTGAATCTAAAAAGATGCAAGATCCTGTGATGATGAATAATGCCAGACAAAAGGCATTAATGAGTAAAAGAGCTTTAGATGCTATGAAAATAGCAAAAAATTCCGAAATGAATTTTATAATAAAAGAAATTAAAGAAATATGTGGTGATGACACATCTTTAATAAACTTTTATCAGAAAAATAAAATTGCAGCGGATTCTCAAATAGCTCAATATGCATATGAAAAGGCAAGAAGATTCAAAGATTATGAATACGAGAATCAATTTTATAATCAATGGAAAGGGTTAGAAGCAGAATCTAAAAAGTACAAAACCGAAACCCCATACAGGGAAGAAACTTATCTAAGGGATGAAGGAAATTGGGGCATGTATGATTTGCCTCTAAGGGAATTTACTAATCAAATTAGCGGACTCCCTAAAGCAGATATTGCTGAGATGCTAGAAGATATCGCAGCTTTGAAATATGAGATGGATAGGGATTACAAAAAGAAAACAGAAGAGCTTAAAGAACTAAGAGCTATTTCTTACAGATCCGGAGATATTCAAACTTTTCAAATGGCAAAAAGCAGAAATGAAGATCTGAAAGACGAATACCGCAGAAATAGTAATTCCATAAATCAAAAAATTACCATCTTAAGGAATAGGCTAAAGAATATATAGATAAAATAAATAAAATCATGAGAAATCCTCTTTTTGAAAGCTTAGTTAATAGGGCTAATTCATATAAAAACCCGTTTCTTAACGAACAGGACAAACCTCAACCCGGAACGGTTTTTTCTGATTATGTTAAATCCCTTGCAAAATTAGGTAACGATCTAGCTGCAAACTTTATTATTGCTGTTAATAGCTATCCAGAGCCATCTAAGTTTAAAGATGAGTATATTGCAAATTTACCAGCAAAAATTCAAGCAGCAGTTGATGCTATTGATACTAAAAAAACAATAGGACCACAATTAGAAGATTTTTATAATGCTTTAAGACAAGAGGTAAACAATTTTTTAAGTGCATCTAAGGGTGACACAGAATATGTTAATCTACTAGATGAATGGAGAAAAAATCTTTCCTCCGGTTTTAAAAATTACAAAGTAGCAATTGATAAAGCTATGGTTTATGTTAAACAACAGGACGAATCAGGACAAGCCAGAATGGAAGATTCTGACTGGGAGTTGTTAAAAAAACTTGTTTCTGGAGGCTTAGCAAAGCTTAAAGACGAAATGCAAACAAAGGCAACATTAGCAGGGGAAAGTAAGTCCTTTATTCCGGAAGAATTTTCAACTAGAGGCCAAGTTATGGAACAACTCATCCATAATAAAATAGCTATCGATTTTAATTCTTTTAATAGGATAGTAAACGAGGCTAAAGAAGATAGGGTTGCTAGAAGAAATGCCAGGGCAGAATCTGCTAGAGTTGAAACCTTAGAAGGATCTGTTAAGGGGGTTCTTGAACTTATAGCAATGAGATCTGGTGATCCCTCCAAGAAGAATTTTAAATCCCTAGCAATGAACGGAGAATTTGTCTCCCTTATAAAGAGCGTTGCCGAGGTTAGAGCAGAATTATCAGTTGATGACGAGCAGAAGAAAGATATAGATTTTAAACAGGTCGGTAAAACAATTTCGAATTTAGAATCTCTATTCAAATCTAAAAAAGATGCTTTTGATAAAGCATACGATGAGGAATCAAAGACTCTTAGAAGTTTTAAAACACTATCAATTGCAACCCCTGAAGTCGAAAAATACAAACAAGATGGTGATAACGCTTTTAGCACACTTCCTATGCTTTCTCAAAATGCTGCCAATCAAGCTGCAATAGAAAGAAAGAAACCTAAACCAACAGGAGATTCAGGTACTGCAGGAACAGCAGGAACAGCAGGTAGCGCTGGAGCTTCAGCACCTTTTAAATTAGAAAATACTGTTAAATATGATGCTAAAAAGAGGGGGAGTGTAAATGATGACGTTAAAAAAGTTCAACAATTAATTATCGATAAAATCGGAAAGTCAAGCAAGGGAAAAGACAGTGAACTTTATAAGAAATTTTCCAAGTATGGGGCAGACGGAAAATTTGGACAAAACACAGGAAATCTTATATCCTCTATTAAGGCAGGATTGGGATTAAAGGATACTTCTTCTGATATTACCCAAGAATTAGTGGATAAACTTTCCTCCGAGGTATTTGAATCACTTTACTCTGTTAGAGAGAACTTCGATTGGGATGCATATACCGCAAAATCAAATTCTTTCTCTTCGTCGGGTTCTAAATCGGGATCATCGGGATCTGGATCAGGAGGAGAAAAAAAATCCAGCACTTTTAATTGCATTAGGTCTGCAGACAACACAACAAAAATCTCGGGAGGTAAGGCAACCATAGAAAGAGAAAATAAAAACAAGCACACTTTTAATGCAGATGGGACTTATTCTTTTTTCTATGCATCAAAAAACGAAACACTTAAAGGAACATGGAAATGCACCCCAGAGGGATTTGAAGCTTATACAGATTCCGATAAGGACACGTTCTACGGAACACCAGGAGTAATGGACTGGAAAAGTAACATGGACCAAGCTGAGAAAGCAAAAGCAGACGCAGTGGCAAAAGCAGCTGCAGATCTTCAAGTTAAGGCGGGTGAGATATGTAAAAAGATTTTAGTTAAGATGTCCGGAGCAAACGAGAGAGAAGAAGAGGCTGCTGCAGTATTTAGAGACGAGGTCACAACTCCAGAAATGTTTAAAGCGGTCGAGACCTTTTGGAATAATAAATGGTGGCCTTCACAAAGACAAATGATGAATGCTCCTTCTTATTATAATAAAATGTCAGTGGACGAAATAACGAAATTTATGGAATATAAAAAGGATAAAAGTGGATTCGGATTAAGAAACCTAGTTCAATTTTATTTTGACAACTCTCAAAAAGCCTTACTGAATGGATACCTTCCATCAGGGGTAAAGAAGTTCTAGCTGTAATGACATTTTAATAAATACGGAATTTTTAGTACTTTTAGGGATATAAATTTAAAATTTATGTCCCTTTTTGTTGTAGAGGGAGCCAGAAAGTCAGGTAAAACTTTTTTTGTCAGCTCCCAAAATACCTTTCCAGTTTTTAAGTTCGATTTTAACGGAGCTTATACAAATTTAGAACTCCCAGAGGGTGGAGAGATAACTCATGGTATCGGATTAGGCAAGGAATTAATGGTTCATCAATTGAATAGAGATTCTTTTTTACCCGATTTAATCATGGATCGGGGGGTAATTACCAATTCCGTCTGGGGAATACTTAACAACCGGGTATCCCGCGATACAGTTTATCAGGAATTGGCTTACATGGTAAAAAATAATCTTTTTAAAGATGTCTTTTTCTTTTATGTTTATGGAACATACCAAGGAGAAAGAAAAAAAGACGTTTGGGACCACATGGATAAAATGATCCCGAAGGAAATAGAAATCTTTGATGAGATCATAGCTTATCTTTCGTTAGCCGGTGTTAAGATTCACAAGGTTGAAAACAAGTTTGATCTTGAATCGCTATCCGGATTCCAGACTATAATTAAGAACTTAAAATAATGTGCGGAATACTAATTGCTCATAATCCCTCAGAGGAAAGGATAAAATCCATTTCTCATAGAGGTATTGAATATTACACTCATTCAGATGCTTCTGGACTGACTCTATGCCACCATAGATTGCCTATTCAGACTGCAGTTGGTGACGGCTGGATTCAGCCAGTAGAGTTATCTAATAACCGTTATCTCCTATTTAACGGGGAAATTTTTAATTACCCCTTACATTATGGATCAGATACAGAATACCTCAAAGATCTTTTTAGTACCTTTGAATTTTCCTCCTTGGAGATGTTTATCTCTCTATATGAACCACATATTAAAAGCTGGGATGGGTTTTGGGCTATTTGCTTGGTTGATATGTCCAAGAAAGATGTGATTTGCTTTACAGATCCTCTAGGTAAGAAGTGCCTTTATACCAACGAATTAGGTGAGATCTGTTCAGAGATGAAAGGTTTACTGAATGAAAATTCTATAATTAGCTCAGGATTTATGGGCGGTGTGAGGAAATGGGGGTATGTTGCTAACGAATCTACCCCCTTCGAAAACGTCCAAAAATTAAAACCTAATTTCATCTACAAATGGAATTTTAATGCTCCGGACTTTAAGCAAGAATATGGTCCTTATTTCGCATTTAAACCCCCCAAATTTCAATTTGATTCTGAAGACATGTTACTAGATTGGGTTTGGAATAAACTCGAGCTGGCAACAAAAAACAGGCTATTAAGCTTGGATTATCCTATCTCCATCTTACTATCCGGTGGATTGGACTCTTCTATCATAGGAGGGTTACTTCTTAAACTTGGGGCAGATGTTAGCTGGTACACTATCAATAATGGTCCAGATGACGAATATGTTAGAGAATGCGAGGATTACTGGGGAATAAAAGTAAATCGCCTAGAATACAACATGAATGAGGTAGATTTGGATCTAAACGAGATTTATTTTAGGTGGAACGAATCCCCCGTTGATATGGGAAGTGTGGTACCCCAATATCATCTCTTTGATGCTATTAAAAAAGGAACAAATACCAGAATAGTTTTATCCGGTGATGGGGCGGATGAAATGTTTGGGGGGTATCGGAGAATAAACGAATATGATTCCCAGCAATCCGATATTTTCCATGAACTCACATATTATCACCTTCCTAGATTAGATAAAATGAGTATGGCACATACTTTGGAGTTAAGAAACCCGTTTTTAAATTTAGAACTAATTCAGCTTGCAATGTGGCTTCCATTTGAATACCGGAAGAATAAGACAATTTTGAAAAAAACTTTCAAAGGGCTAGTTCCAGATTCTGTTATAGAAAGAAAGAAACATCCTTTAAAGAACGACAAAATAGTAAAAGATCCCAATGATTATAGGGTTGAAGCTATTAATTACTTTGTAAAGGGATACGAAAACTATCTTTTAAAATAGATCTATACCTGCTGTAGAATCTCCCTTAGCTTTAAGAGGAGAATATTTCATAGGTTCTTGTGTCAGCAAGAAAGTTTTACTTGAATCTACTATTAGGCCAGCTTCCTCCATAAATGTTCTGTTAATTAACATCGGGGTGCTTTTATAGGTTCTATCCACTAGAGAAAATTTTATCTTCTTATAGACCATTCCATTGAATTCTACATCCATGAGAATTACTGGTCTCTTCTCTGTTTGATCACCAACCTCAGCATGAGAGTAATCTACTATTCTGTTACTAAAGGATTTACCCCCAATTGTCCAATTTATAAATTCATCCTCTTGGATTGAATAGTCTGCATGTAAAGAACATGCCATTGCTCCGTTCCCGGTGTCAAGTTTACCTATAAATTTACCAACACCTTTTACATCAAAGATCTCTCTAAATCCTGCTACTTTTCTTGGATAGTTCCAGTTCTTTTTATTTAAGATGAAATCTAAAACTATTGATGTGACATCTAAACCTGTTGCTTTTTCTATGCCATCAGTTCCGGGAGATGCATTTACCTCTAGAACATAAGGTAAACCTGTATCCTTTTCTATGATAATATCAACTCCACACCAGGAACATCCAGTAGCTTTTGCTGCTTCTATAGCAAGATGTTCTATTTCTGGAGATATTTCGATAGCTTCTGCTCTGCCGCCTAATGAGACATTGGTTCTAAAATCTTTTTCAATCTTGATCCTTTTCATTGCAGCTATAACCGTATAATCAGTTCCCGTTCTCTCGTTCTTGGTCCCAAGTACATGGATTCTCAGGTCGTGGTCCGCTTCAATTTTTTCTTGTACAATAAGCTCAGTATCCGGTGATAATTTCCAAATTGTTTGTAATGTAGAAAGTAAAGATTCCTGTGAATCTGCCTGAAATACACCTATTCCCTTTGTTCCGCTGAGGAGCTTTACAATTACCGGATATCTTCCTCCTATTCTAGAAACGGAGCTTTCGATATCTTCCTCCGATGATATAAGAGAAGTTTTTGGCGTTGATATTTTTTTCTCTTGAAGTTTTTGAACTGTATCTAATTTATCTTCACAAAGAAGCACAGATTTTAATGAGTTTACTGAAACAAAGCCCAGAGATTCTAATTTCTCAAAGAATTTAACAGCAGCGGTGGAGTTTATGCTAGATCTTCTAGCAAGAATGATGGAGCTTTTAGGTTCTATTTCATACTTGTTTTTACTTCCTTTATTTCTTATATAAAAGCTTCCAGATTCTGTTTTTTCTATTTCCCCTTGTGATGTATCAACAACAACACATTTAAAGTTCATAGCAGAGGATTTAGCCATCATTTTTTTAACAGTTGGGGCATATGAGTTTTCTTTGGACTCTAGCTTGGTTGTTAAAATTATTAAAGATATTGGTTTCCCTTGATTTGGTTTACCCCCCTGAAATACGAATTCTTCTTGTTCTGTAATCACTACCTTATTTGTTTATCTATATATCAACGTTTCCCCTGCAAGAAGAGATATATAAATAAAAAAGTAAAGATGAAGGTACTAAGGTATTCGGAATTTAGTTTAAACGAATCTCATGAGGAGTACTTTAAGCTCTTAGAAGGACTAGATGCTCATTATCAAAACATGGTTGAAAATGGATATAGTCAGAATCAGATCGATGAGGGTATATGGGATTTAGTAGGATCACTAGGTGCAGGATTTACTGACCGAATGAAAAACTATGCTGCTGGATGGCTTTTGAAGCAATTAGGTCTTCCCTCAGATAACAACTTTTTAAGTGAATTTGCAAAGAACATTATCGAACAAGTAAGTTTTAGAAATATAGGAAGATATTTCGGAGAAGGATCCTGTAAATATTGGATAGATGCCATCGGAAAAGGACTATTGGAGACACTAGAAGAAAAAGCGCTTGCCGTTATCTTATCCAGAGGAATTGGAATAGACATTAACATGAGCGGAGGTTTTATGGGAACACTTGCCGGATCAATGAGAGAGGCTTTAACTAATTATATAAACTCAACACAATTTGTGGAATCTTTGAGTGATAAACTTGAGGGTGTAGTTTGTGGTCAGGGAACTTCTTTTACCAACATATTCGGAGGTAAATTCTCAGAAAAAGATATAGAAAATGCTGCTATGGGAAAAGAGAAAAGCGGCGGTATTCTGGATATATTAGGTATATAATACTTTAAAAATGCATACAAAAGACATAAAAAAGAGAGAAGTATTAGACTTTAAGCAATTTCTTAAAGTTGTAAACGATCCATGGAATTCCAAAAATTTTAACAAAGAAGTTAAAAACAGGTCTCCATTTCATAAAATAAAGCCAGAACAGCCTTATGATTATGTGGGATATAAGGATGGTGTTTTTAATCAAACTTCTAAAATAGACTATCCAGGAAAAGGATCTCAGGAGTCTGGAATGGCATCCAATATGGGTGATGCAACTGAATAATTTCCAGAAAAAAAGATATATAAATAAAATACGAATACAATGGAAAAAAAGATATTAAGTTTTGAAGAGTTTTCTAAGCGATATGCAGAAGGAACTCTCGACCAAGATCTTCCACAAGAAGAATCACCAGAAGATGATTCAATGGATTTTGACGGTGGATCTGATGATGTAATGGGAGATGAGGAAACTGAAGAAGAAAACGAAGAAACTGAAGGTGGATCCGAAGATGATTTTGAAATAGGCGGGGAAGATACCGAATCTGAAGAAGATATGGAATCTGACGAAGACGAGGAAGATATGGGAATGGATGATGAAGAAGAGGAGCAAGAGGAAATGGAAGAGTCTGAAGAAGATGCATTCGAGAGAGAGGTTCAAGAATACAATGAAGAATACGACTTCGAAGAAGACGAGAATTTAGAAGAAGAAATGGAAGGTGGAGATCAAGAGGATATGGATTGGGATCATGAAATGGGCATGGAGGAATCCGATGAAATGGAAGAGGAAGAAGAAGAATCAGAGGAAATTTCAAATCCAGCTTTCAATAAATTTTTTAACTAATAAGCATTAATAATACAAGCGAAGGGATCAATTATTGATCCCTTTTTCTTTTTATAGTGATATATAAAACAAATGAGTTTAAGACATATAAAATCTTTCAGTTCTCTTTTCGAAAGCACTTCGGCGGGATCCCACGACCGAGGATATTCTGATGTTCCCCCTTTTAAATACGCCATAAATTTTGATCACAGGATCGGTTATTCTAAAGATGATTTTGCAAAGGATCTGAATGAGATCTACCTTAGATCTTCCTCTAAGGAAAAATCCGAAATGATGGATTTTATATTTAAGAATTCAGGGATATTAAAGATCTCACAAATACCAGAGCTTTCTCAGGAAAAAATAGATACTTTAATAAAAGACCTGGAGGGGTTTTTAGATTCTAGAGCAGAGCATAATCCTAAAATGCTTCCAGACGGTTATTTGTTATGTTACGAGAATTTGAGGAAAAAGGGAAGAAGATGCGACGTGTATTATTCCCCTTCTTTGAAATCTGTGAAGATCTGCTTTACTGACTCATATCCAGAGAAAGACGACGAAGTTATTTCCCTAGAAGATTTTATCCCAGATTCAGTGGGAATTAATCAGAAAGAATTTTCCAATTTATTGAGTAGAATGGAAGGTTAAAAAGAGGAGAGATAGTTTTTATAATTGCTAACTATAAATTCTATAGATCTTTCTTTTATTAATTCAAAAGATATCTCATCTTCACCTTTAGATTTTTCAAGATCAACTATAATGAAGCAATCATTATATTTAGAAAAGTTTTTTACTTCTTTCTTTACGAAATCAAATATTTTTTTATCAGATTTACTGTAAACAGGGGAGGGATCTAAAAGTTCACTTAATAGGAGACCAACCTGCTCGGTTTCATCTACTGTTATGATTGAAAAGAGCCAGGAGTATATTTTTATCTTCTTATTTTTATTATTTCTAATTATCATGTAACCCCTATCACTATTTAGTGATTTATCATTATGTATTTTGAATTCTAGGGATTTTTCTATTTCCTCTATATAGGGATTGATTTTTGTGATAAATTTTTCCAAAACCTCCAGACTGTTATCCAAGATATAATCAACTTCTTCATTCTCTATTAGGCTAACAGTGAGATCCTTTGTTTTTTCTATTTCCTCCTGCGTCATAGCTCTTACTGTCTTGTCACTTAGTTTTTGGAACTTTTGAAAGCTCTTAAGATCATTATAAACCCGGTTAATCTTTTGTATTTGATCTGAGTATTTTTTCTGATCTAAATCAGATTCGACAGACTGCAAAAAATCCATTAGAACATAGTATTTGTGCTCCATATCAACAGGAGATTGTAAAAACCAGTATGGATGTAAACTCTTCATTGGTATCTGATATAATATATAACTCAAAACAGGAATATTTTCGGATTAAAAAATAATTTTCTCGAATCTGGAAACTTTCCTTTAAAACCCTGCTAAAATTGTTATCTGATAACAACCCGGGGTATGAATATATCTATAGTATCTAATGAGCCCCTTTCTTGTAATAGCTTATTTTACCAAAGGAAACCAATACGAAGCACTCTCGGAAAATCTTAGCAGATCTTGTTCAGAGTTTGGTATACCCCTTCACTTAAGCCCCATCCAAAATCTAGGAACCTGGGAAAAGAACACGCACTTTAAAGCAAACTTTATTTTAGATTGTTTATCAGGATTCTCCCAAAATTTAGTTTATGTTGATGTCGACGCAGTCTTTAGAAGTTACCCAACTTTATTCCAAACAATAGATTGCGATATTGCATATCGAACTGAGAATTTTAGATGGAGAAGAAACGAGGCATTAAGTGGAACTATCTTCCTTGCCAACAACGAAAGAACTAAAAGACTGGTTGAAAAATGGATAGAGATCAATAATGTCATAAAATCGAATAGAATGGACCCAGAAACATGGGAACAGAAAAATATGCAAAGAGCTCTCGAAGTGTGTGATGACGTGTCTTACCAGAACTTGCCACCCGAATACACATTTATCTTTGATCATTCTAAAAGATTGCATCCTGGGGTCTCTCCTGTTATTGAGCATTTTCAGGCTTCTAGAAAAGCTGATATATAAAAAAAACACGATTTATAGATGTCTTTTGAAAAATTTAGAAGGTTAAGAAAACCTATTGAAGATCTATTTGGAAAGATTGGAAATACTCCAGCTCCTCCAGATGGGCCTTTTCGAAGGCCTCCCACTGTTTCCATGTCAACCGAGGAAAAGTTAGCTCTTATGGAAAAAGAAAGTAATGAAGCGAACATCCCTGTTGATTACCCTAAAATGACTACTACCATTTATAGTTATTACGCAGACTTCCAACAAAATAATTATTACAAAAATTACGCCCTCAATTTAATTGATAGATGTAAAAAATTCGGTGTAGCATATAATATTTCGGAAAGAACTTCGAGGGGTAGCTACGGAGCAAATTGCTTAATGAAGCCAGAGTTTGTCCTTGAAAAATTAAAAGAAAGTAAAGCACCTTTAATCTGGATGGACTGTGACACTGATTTTAAATCTTCATTTTCAGAGTTTAATAATATATCTGAGGATATTGGAATGGCAACACATAGCGGGGATTTATCCGGAATAAAAGCTTCGCCTCTTTTTTTCAACTATACTGCAGGATCCTTCAAGATAATAAGGGAATGGGTAGTTCATTGCAGATCTGCTTTTTTAAAAGGAATCCCTGAATTAGATCATGATGCTTTAAAACACTACGTTTTGCCGCATCTTAGGGGAAATTATTCGGTTTTTCTACTTTCTCAGAATTGGAATGATTTTGTACATGGAAAATATATTCATAACGGCAATTCTAGGGTTGATGGGAAAATGGAGACCCATAGGCAAGTGGGGGTAGACGATGATACTAGGGCAAGATACAGTCGAGATGTAAAAACATTTCACGTTTATTTTGAAGAAAAGTCTGAAATAGTCTTTTCTAGTGCTTTAAAATTTCTAAATAATTTTTCAGATTACGCTCGTCTTAAATTTCATTTCGACCAGGGTTTAGAAAAAATCTCCTGTTCATCCCTAGAATTTCACAAACTCTATACAGAAAGCGGAGGCAATACAACATTTAGCGAAAACCACTTTACCGATCATAGCCCCTTGAATGGTGAAATAATTCTAGGAGTATCTGGGGTAAAAGATATAGAAAAAGACTGGGACTCTAAAATATCAGGTGAAATACAGGGAGGGAAAAATCCTCTCTATGTTTTAAATTATAAAGATGACGGACTAGGAAAAATAACAATAAAGGAGGGATTTAGTTTATGGAATTAATCAAAGGATTCGGTTTACCGTTCCCCGCGGAGTACTCTTCGTGTTCTAATTTACCCCCTAAATCTTTTTCATGGACAACAGGTGATGCTGATATTCACGTTTATATAGACAATAGAATTTTTGACGGACTAGAAACCCCTAGGCATGAATTTAAATTCGGTTGGTTGTGTGAATCTCGAGAAATTGCTATAGAAATTTATAGTGCTGTTTATCAGAATCCAGGAAGATATAAAAACAAGTACGCTGGCATTTTTACCTGCGAGGAGTTTTTAATTCAGTCGGATCCTGAATTTTTCTTTTATGCCCCACCGGGATCTAATCTTCCTTGGACTAAACCGGATGAAATGCGAATTTATCAGAAGAGCAAAAAATGCTCAATGATATGTTCACCTAAAGCAAGAACTGATGGACATAAATTCAGATTAGAGGTAGCTGACAAGTTAAAAGAATCTCTCGATCTTTTTGGGGGAGCACACAACTCGCCTAGAATTGGTGATGGCTCTGGACCAAATGGGGATTGGTGGCGATCGAAACTTCCAGCTTTGAAAGATTACATGTTTTCCGTGGTTTTTGAGAATGCTGTCTATGAAAAATATTACACCGAAAAAATAACCGATTGTTTTGCTACCGGGACAATCCCTGTTTACTGGGGGTCTAGAAAAGTTTGCGAGGATTTTAATCCCGATGGTATAATTTTCTATAACGATTTAAAATCATTAGATGATTTAACCCACGATCTTTACAATTCGATGTTAGATAGTGTTATTGATAATTTAGAGAGAGTTAAAAAGTTAGAATCTGCTGACGATATCATATTTAATAAAATAAAATCTATTTGTGGATAAGTCGTTAAAATTAAATTGGCATAAAAGTTCAAATTTTGGGGATCAGCTTAATCCGTATTTAGTTAAAAAAATGTGGGGATTCAATTCTTTTAAAATTAATGAAGGAAGTAAGGACCCACACGTCATGATGATAGGATCGATATTAAACGAAGCAAATTCTCAGACCCTAGTTTTAGGATCAGGATTCGTAGGGGTTAATAGGTTTTTTGAGGGTGTTCCTAGGATAATTACTGTGAGAGGAAAAAAGACCCTCCAGATGGTTAATGACGTAGGGGTAAAAACTGACGAAATTAGTTTAGGTGATCCAGCAATTCTTATACCTGATTACTTTACACCATCCCCAGGAATCGACAAATACGATATAGGTATAATTCCCCATATAATAGACATGGAGTATGCTCAAAAAATATTCGGAAGAAAAAGAGGTTCTAGGATAATAGATTTAAGACTAGTTGGAGAAACGTTTGATGAAATGGAATCAATCATAAATCAAATATGCTCATGTCGATGTATTATTTCCAGCAGCTTACATGGATTAATCATAGCGCATACTTACGGAATACCAGGGATTTGGTGTGAATTTTCTGATATGGTTATAGGGGAGGGATTTAAATTCAAAGATTATATGTCAGCCCATGGTGTGGATGAAGATTCTGTGCCTTATTTAAATCTAAAAGAACCTAATAGCTTTCTCACTATACCGGAAATTAAAACCCTTGCTAAAAATGTTATAGTAGATTCCAATCACGAAAGAGAAAAAATGAGAGCTATCATTAGCAACGTTTATGATATTATTTGTTCTAATAAAAAAATGTACCTTCTATAGATGGAAAAACTAGATCTTAAAAAAATAACAGCCGTTGTGATAGATGGAAGGGGTTATTTAGAAGAGAGATATAACAGATTTAAAGAGATAGTTTCCTTTATGCAAAAGCATATAGAATTTGATTCTATAAAGATGTTTTTGGTTGAAGATCCTAAAATTCCCGGAATTGAATTTAATAAGATAAACAGATTTGGAATTTCGGATTATTCTAAATTTTGTTTGCACGAATTGACAAATTATATTAGCACTGATTTCTGTTTAATATTTCAAGACGATGGTTTTGTTTTAAATCCTGGTTACTGGAGTGATGAATTTTATATGTATGATTATATTGGATCCCCTTGGCCTCTTTATATAGGATGGCCAGAGGAGGGAAAGCAAGTAGGAAACGGAGGATTCTCATTAAGGAGTAAAAGGTTATTAGAATATTCAAAAACATTAACACACCACACGACGGAAAATGAGGACACATTCTTACTTGATGATAGAAAGGCATTAGATGATGCTGGTATTAAAATAGCTCCTGTGGAGATAGCAAGAAAATTTTCCATAGAAAATCATATGGATAGTGATCACAGTATTCATAATTGTTTTGGATTTCATGCTAAGCATTTATTAGAGGAGTGTTTGGAAATAATTAGAAAAGAAAAATGAAAGTAATGGCATATTATCCCATTCATTATGGGACTGAGTATTTAGAATCTTCTATAAAATCTATAGACGATCAGGTAGATAAAATATTAATTTTATATTCTGCTACCCCCAGCTATGGACACTTAACTGATATAGAATGTCCAGAATCTGAAAATGATATAAAAGATGTTGCATTTTCAGCTTCTTCTAAAATAGTATGGAAGAAGATAGAAGCTTATAACGAGGGAAATCATAGAAATATTGGATTTCAAGAATCTAATGATTATGATATAATGTTAACATTAGATTCTGATGAGGTATGGAATCCAACATCCCTTGATAAATGTATAAAAGAAACATATGACGGCGAAGCTTGGAGAAGAAATATTACGGGATTTGTACATTTTTGGAAATCCTTTAACTGGGTATGTAGGGATGGATTTCAGCCTGGTAGAATTTTCAATCTTAGGAGAAATAACAATATAGAGGTTCCTATTGAAGGGACAATATATCATTTTGGATATGCTCAGTCTAATAAAATCATAGATTATAAATTTGAAATTCATGGCCATAAGAATGAAATAAAACCCGGATGGCTAGAAAACACGTATTATAAATGGGAGCCAGGAATGAGGGATTTACATCCTACTGGCGGTGCATGGGATCAAGCTATTCCTTTTGATAAGAATTCATTACCAGATATACTTAAATCCCATCCTAATTACGATAAAGAAATAATAAAATAAAAAAATATGGACATGGAAAAAATTTTATCAGAGATACTCAAAGTTGGTAAAGATCAATTAGATTCTATTGATTTAAATGATTACAGAAAGATTACGGATTCTATTAACACCCCTAAAGAGTGGTTTTATATGCAATCCGGGGTAGAGCATTACAGATTGCTCGCATTTATAAGTGGACTTTTTGAAAACGAAAGCTTATTAGATATAGGAACATACCAGGGGAGTTCTTCCATAGCAATGTCATATAATTCTAAAAATTCAATAACTTCTTTTGATGTTAATCATCAACCTGAAATTTCTAAAATTAAAATACCAAATATTAATTATAAAATAGGTAACGTTTTGGAATTTACTGATTTAATTATCAAATCTCCTTTTATATTATTAGATACCTATCACGATGGTTCTTTTGAGGCTGAGTTCATGGAAGAAATGATAAAAATTAATTACAGAGGAATTGTTTTATTCGATGACATACACCTTAGCGGACCTATGGAAACATTTTGGAATTCTATTGATTCTGAAAAGTATGATTTAACTAGTAAGGGTCATTATACAGGTACAGGTTTAGTTTATTTTAAATAAAATTCATTTATATGGGAGAATTAACAATGGGGCATAGATCATACGGGAATGTTACAAGAAGGGGAGTTCATAATTCGGTTACTATTGGAAAATACTGCTCGATAGCTTCAGGATTGATAGTCGATGGAGGATTTGGACATAATACCGAGTTTATATCAACTTATCCATTTAGTGTAATGTTTGATAAATGTGGACATTTAACGGGTCATCCTGTTTGGAAAGGAGATGTCATAATAGGAAACGATGTTTGGATAGGGGAGGACTGCTTAATAATGAGCGGGGTAACAATCGGTGATGGTGCAGTTATAGGAGCAAGATCTATCGTAACAAAAGATATTGACCCATATTCTATAAATGTAGGATCACCTTCTCGCAGGGTAAAAAAAAGATTTACGGAAGAACAAATATCGGATCTTTTAAAAATAAAATGGTGGGATTGGGATGAGGATAAAATTTTAGAAAATTCACATCTTTTAATGGGCAAAGAAATAAACCATTTTATAGATAAACATAAAATATATTAATAAAAAAAAGTATATGCAAGAATCACAAAACAAAGATGTTCAATTGATAAAATATCTTGATATCGAAATAATCATTACTGAACAAAGTGCTAAATACCACGGAAGCTTTACCGGAGGAAAAGTCTACGAAAGCGATGTTGTGGAAAGATTTTTAAATGATATACCAGAAAATGGCACCGTATTAGATATTGGAGCCTGCACAGGTTCGTATGCCATGTTGGATTTAATAAAATCTGGTATAAAAATACATTCATTTGAACCTTCTAGGGTATATCACGAGCTGGTTAAAAACATATCTATAAACGGAAGTAAAACTATGTGTTATAACTATGCGGTGTCTGATAAAGAGGGTATATTTGACTTTAATGAAATAGTAGAAGACTTACCCATTGCACTATCTATGCTAGGTGGTAAACCTGCTTCCCATAAAAATTATAGAACGTTTGAGGTTAAAACTGTTACGATTGATAGTTTAAATTTAAACCCTGATATCATTAAAATAGATACAGAGGGTCATGAGCTTATGGTTTTAAAGGGAGGAGAAAAAACAATTAACACTTTACATCCTATTATTTATTGCGAATATAGTCAGGAAAATACATCTCAATATGGATACAATGCTGACGATTCTTTAAATCTATTAAAAGAATGGGGTTATGAGATTGAATTAATTAATGGTAACATTATAGCCAAATACCCAGTACATAATTAAATCGTTAATATTTTATGAAGTATAAATTAGCATTATTTGGATCCTCTGGTTTAGTTGGTTCAAATATTTTAAAAAAAATAGACACGGATAAGTATGAAGTGCTATCACCAATAAGAAAGGATTTAGATCTCTTGGATGAGAAAAAGGTACTAGATTGGTTTTTAAAAAATCGTGTAGATTATGTTATTCTAGCTGCTGCCAGAGTTGGAGGTATAGTTGCAAATGCAACATATCCCACAGAATATCTTTACGAGAATCTAACTATCCAGAATAATGTGATTATGTCTGCTTTTAAAAGTGGTGTTGATAATCTTGTTTTTCTTGGATCATCTTGCATTTATCCTAGAGAATGTCAACAACCAATAAAGGAAGAGTATTTGTTAACTGGGCCATTAGAAAAGACCAATAAATCATATGCTCTAGCAAAGATAGCTGGCATTCAATTGTGCGATTCAATTAGAGAGCAGTATGGTAAAAAATATTATTCTTTAATGCCTTGTAATTTATATGGACCTGGTGATAATTTTAATCATGAAGCTTCCCACGTAATCCCTGGGATGATGATTAAAATTGATAGAGCTAAAGAAGCTGGATCTGAAGAATTAAATCTGCTGGGTACAGGTAGACCATTTAGGGAATTCTTATTCATAGAGGATTTAGCAGATGGTGTAATTTTTGTGATGGAAAATCATAAAGGAGAGGATGGAATCATTAACTTAGGTTCAGGTGAGGAAGTTACCATCAAACAACTTGCGGAAATACTAGTTAAAGAAATGGATTACGAGGGAAAAATAATTTTTAATACAAACGGACCAGACGGAACCCCTAGAAAGGTTTTGGATAATTCTAAGATAAACTCAATTGGATGGAAATCTAAAATAAAACTAGAAGATGGTATAAAAAGAACTGTTAAGTGGTTCTATGAAAATAAGGAATCAATAAGAATATGAAAGTAGCATTAATAACGGGGGTAAATGGACAGGATGGATCTTACCTAGCAGAACTCCTCCTAGAGAAAGGATATTTTGTTCACGGAACTATTAGAAGATCTTCTTCTTTTAATTCTTCCAGAATTGAACATTTTAGAGATCATCCTAATTTTAAAAGACATTATATAGATTTAACAGATTACGGGAGTGTTTCCAGTGTTATTTCGAAAATACAACCGGAAGAGGTTTATAATTTAGGTGCACAAAGTCATGTTAAAATTTCTTTCGAGATTCCTAATTACACTGGACAGGTTGATGCAATAGGAACATTGAATGTGTTAGAAGCGATTCGCACTCATTCCCCGAGTTCCAAACTTTATCAAGCTTCGACCTCTGAGCTTTATGGTAAGGTTCAGGAAACTCCTCAAAAAGAAACTACCCCCTTTTATCCAAGATCTCCCTATGGAGTAGCAAAGCTCTATGGTTTTTGGATTATTAAAAACTATAGAGAATCCTATGATATGTTTGCATGCAATGGAATTCTGTTCAACCACACATCTCCTAGAAGAGGAGAAAACTTCGTAGAGAAAAAAATAATTCAAACTCTTTGTGATATCAAAAGAGGAAGAACTGAAATATTAACTTTAGGCAATTTATCTGCCAAAAGAGATATAGGGCATGCTAAAGAATATGTTGAGGGAATGTGGAGAATGCTACAGCAAGAGAAGCCTGATGATTTTGTTTTAGCCACTGGAGTAACATACTCTATTAAGGAAATGGTGGAAATGGTTTGTAAAAAAATAGGGATAGAAATTTACTGGGAGCCGCAAGAAGTAGGGGAGATAGGCATTGACAGAAAAACTAACAAGATAATTGTTGGAGTAGATCCTAAATATTATAGACCAGCTGAAGTTGAACTACTCTTAGGCGATGCTACAAAGGCAAAGGATATTTTAGGATGGGAACCTAAACTGGATCTTTCACAGATATTTGATGAGATGATAGAAGAAACTATGAAAAGCTAATTATTTAGATACTATTTCATTAGCTTTAAGAAGCTGATCCAGATCCTTCATTTTATAGCTAGTTTGTCCTGGTGAGCCCCATTTATTTTGATCACCCCAATTAATGAATCCCTGATTATTTAAATGCTTTCCTGAATTATAAGAAAAATCGTATTTTCCCTCTGCTTTGGCAGCCTCGGAAAATTCGTCCATGTTAGATATATTTTTGTAACCGTATTTTTCCATTATTATTTCTTTTTCTTTCTATTTGCCTTAGCTCTTTGGTAAAGCTTTTTGTCATGCATTTTAGTTGTTTTACCCCCCGTTACAAAAGAATTAACTCTAGCCATTGCCCATTGTTGAGGCGTAGTTCCAGGCACGTGTCCGGTTTTCCATGCTGCATAACCCTTTCTCCAGACCTGCTTTAATATTCCTAACGGAAATCCTGTTTTGTCGGACTTGTTCTTTAGTGCCTTGTGAACCGGACTTGTAATCTTATCAACGGATTCATTGATAAAATCCTCGTTTTCGTTGATTAATTCCATGAATGCCTCGAGAAATAATTCCTCCCCCTCGTTCATAGCTTCATCAAACTGGTTGAAATTTTTTAGTAGCTTACTTTCTCCAAACATTTTCTTGTATTTACTTGTATATTTACTAGGCTTTGTGTCAACCTTTTTACCAACTCCAGCTTTTCTTGACTTATAATCAGCGTCCCATTCCTGATATGCGCTAGAGTCGTCGTCAGCTTTTTTCCCATGTTTTTTGATTTCCTTCTTCATCACATTGGGATTCTTTGTCAAATATTTTTTAGGAAGCTTCATAATATTTATATATCCACAGGGTCGGAATCAAATCGGGTGATTGGTCTATAATTAATTGCAGAGAAATGTAAAGAATCATGCCTCCATGTTCAATAAGCTCAAAAAAATAATAAACATCATGACGGAAAAGGAAACCCCCGAACTAAAGGAAGATTATAGCCAATTTTCCTATCAATGGATTAAAGGAGATCTACTTTCTAAAGTCCAGCACTATCAAGATATAGTTGAAGAAGGGGATAGAAAATATATAGTTTTTACCGATAAAAGCAGAATTCTATTGGATCTACTTGATGAATATATGATCAGAGTGGATAAGGGATTTGAAGAGATCAGTGCTCCTTCCCAGGATTTACCAATTTTCCAAGAAGACCCATTAACTCACAAGGGGGTAAAAACGAGGGATACGAAATATGAACCTAAGATTCAGCAAGATGAAAGTCCTATTTTTTCTCTTTTATCTAAACAGAAAGAAAACTGGGTTGATGTAGATCTCCAATTAAGTATAAATCTGCCTCCAAAAAGTTTATGGGATGTCTTAGTTTCTTCTTTTGATGATGCTGAAAAAGACATCTTAGAATACGTAACAAAGGATTTAGACATCGAGGTAGTGAGACAATCCCTCAGAAATTCCATAAAAGATATATATAAAAAGCAAAAGAATATCCCAACTAAAAATGTCAGAACCCAAGATTCTTCTCCAGAATGATCATATAGAGGTTATCGAGATAGGTAATAGGGTTGGGATCCAGCAAAAAAATCCTTCCGTTATTATTTTACCATATACAACTGATGAATCCGGTAACCCAAAATCACTAGGACTTATTTCAGAGCCTAACTCCCTAAAGGAAGGAGGAATGTCTCTAACTGTGATAACAGGATCCCCCGAAGACTCTGACGAGGATATTTTAGAAACAGCTAAGAGGGAATTGAAGGAAGAAGCTGGATACGAGATTAATGATATAGAAAAATGGGAATATCTTGGGAACATTAAGACCTCAAAAATTGTAATCAATGGTAATCCTGCATTTGGTGTAGATGTAACTGGGATGGAAAGAGGACAAAAATCTGGGGACGGATCTAAAAATGAAGAGAATTCCAAGTTTTCATTAGTTAATCTTAGTGATGCTATTAATCTGGATGATGCTCTAGTTTCCTGTTTATTTTTAAAAATATTTCAAAACAAACTAATTTAATATGTATTTACCTTCTAGAAAAGAAAGAAAAGCGCTAGCAAAAAAATTAGGATTAAAAAAGAAAAAAGAATCATTTAAAGAAATGGTAGAGAGATTCGGAAGATCTCAAGAATATGGAAAAATGATTCATCTTCAACACCTACAAAATCAAGAAAATTCTAGGATCAATTTAGAAGAAAACATTGAAATCAATTTAGAAGTAAACCCTCCTATCCAACAAACCCAAGAATGGGAAAAGGACGAACTGAAAAAAATTATAAGTGGAGAAACTCCTCAAGCCTAAAAAGGATCCCCTCAAGATATATTTAACCTCCCTCTCCTACCGAGAAATCAAAAAGAATCTGTCAGACGTAGAGAAGGTACCCTATATTGATGTGACTAAAATAATCACGGAAAATTTTGGAGGTGATAAGGACCTGAATGACATCCAAAATTGGATTCTAAATCAAATGGTGGTAAAAAAAATTGAATCCTTAAAGGGGGCTAATACCTCTAAAATTTTTGTAATTATAAAGGATCCTAGTAAATCTTCAGCTAAATCGTTTAAAGAAGTACTTAGAGAATCGGAAATTGGCCCGGTTTCTATAGAGCTGTATCCATAGCAAATTGTTCACGTCTCTTTTATTGGAATATATAATGTTAAGATAATGTATTGTATATGTCCAATCACACAAAGGATAATGTATCTAATTTAAGAAATACCTCCTCACAGCTTGCTGACAATCCCCCGATTGTTGGAAGTAACAAGAAATTCCAGGATTCGATGATTGATAGATCCTCGTATCTTGAAAAATCAATATACTCTTTTAATTCGGATCAAGAGTATGGAGTTTTTGAGAATGTTAATGATGCTGTCTCTACACTTCCTAGTTCTCTGTTTTACGAGGCGCAATCTTCAGAGGATGGTAGAAGTGGACTTTTTAATTACCATGTGATAGGAGACAGTAGAATGTCTAAGGGTGGGGCAAAGATTACATATATTAAATCTGAAACCTACGAGATGAATCAATCCATCACCCCGGAGATTTCTAGAAATCCTACTGCCCATGCGATCATTAAGGAAACCACAGCAAGCGGAAATTACCTTAATCCAAGTAGTAAGTATGTTTCTCAGCCTTTCAACGTGAAAGATTTTATATTCTGTAAGCATTATGGGGTAATCCCTAATAATAGAATGATAACTCTGAGAAGATTTCCAACTCCAGTAATGGACAACTTAAGGGTACCTACTCCTGGTAAAAGAGCCCAGTTAACCGACGAGGGAGGAAGGGTAAAAGGAAGTTTTGTAGATGGGGAAGGAATCACACCAAGTCAAATGATAAGAGAAGGAGCAGCACTTCCTATGGCACAGGCTGTTACTTTTTTTGGAACAGATACCGGAAATAATCTTGAAACAATATTAGGAATAGACACGGGTTTAAAATGGGATCAACCGCAACAGAAATCAAGAGTAGATCTTCAGGGAAATGATAGAGGATTATTAAATAGCACTTTAGGAAAATATATTGAAGGGATTCTTTCCACTGAAGCAAATGATAATCTCAGAGGAATTAGTAATTTGCTTGGAACTTTTACAGATCCAGATAACCAAGAACTCCAATTAAGAAGACAATTATTCGATAAATTAACATCTGGTGATGGTCCACTAAGTAGAAAGATTTTTGTCGACGTTAACACAGTTAATAAAATGTGGGTAAGAGATGTTGGACTTTCAGGAGGAGAGCAATCTTTCACACTTAAGTTTACTTACAGTTTAACTAGTGTAGGTGAAGTAAACAGCAGAATGTTATTTTTAGATTTATTTGCTAATTTATTAGCACTTGGAACGGATTATGGAAAATTTTTAACACCGCAGCTTTTAGTTAATTCTAATAGACAGGGGCTAGGATTTCCTATGGGTAACAAAGGTTATATTCAGCACCTAACACATCCTGTTGAATTTATAAATTCGATGCTGAAACTCAATTTTAGTGCAGAGGTTAAATCCAAAATAGAAAGTTTAAAAGGTGACGTTGAAAAAGCAAAGGAAGAGTTGGAAGGAATAAAAAAAGGAACACCATTAAGTAAGGATGGGAAAATTTATAAGACCCTAACAGCTATGCTTACTAGTGACCTGATAAATCAATTGTATTATGAACCCATTATGCTTTCTGGATATCCCACCGGTGAATGGCACGTAACAGTAGGAAATCCACTCAATCCTATTGCTATGATGGGTAACATGATCTGCGATACCGTAAAGATACGCCTTAATAATGTTTTAGGACCTGATGATTTTCCTACAGAGTTAACTGCTGAATATTCTATGAAATCTGCTAGACAAAAACATAGGGGTGATTTTGAAAGTATGTTTAACAGAGGAAACGGAAGACTTTATCTTGGTAAATTTGAAATTTCTGACGCTTCTAAAGGAGCACAGATAGGTGCAAAAAGCGGACTGGATATTAACACACCAACGGGAGATTCTAGAGATTCATCTGCAGCATTTGCGTCTTGATATAATGGAATGATATGATAACAATAGACACCTTAGAAAATAAACCAGTTAAACTAGTTAGAGGTGAAGAAATAGTAGATTTTACTTATAAGTCAATTAACAGTGACACTATCCCTGGATATTCTAGAGTTATTCTAGTTACCAGGGAAATGACTATGAGGCCAGATCTAATTGCTCATATGTATTGTGGATCACAGAACAAGGTAGGAAGTCTTTTAAAGATAAATTCTATTTCCAATCCTTTTTCCCTAGATGAGGGAGACATACTTTATATTCCAGATTCTGAAACGATGAGCAATATTATTGCTAAACCAATAGAGGCTGATGCTTCGGAAGCTAGAAAATCCTTTAGAAAACAATTACAAGAAAGAATATCCAAGGTTTCTGATCAAAGAAAAGAGTATTTAAATTCAGTAGATATCAGTGCTTCTACCATACTACCTCCCAACGTAGTAAAAGATGGAGACGAACAATTTAAAGTACTAGACGGAAAATTAATATTCGGATCTGATATTGGAGTATGTAGAACAAAAATTCAGCAGAATAAATCTGTTGCAACAATAAAATCAAGATTTGCTCAAAGACAAATTTTTGAAACATGATAGATCCTAAAAAAACAATTCTCCAGCTTGAAAAGGAAACAATAGTATTAGACGAACTTTCTGTTGTTGATGAGATGAATGCTGGGGACAGTTCAAGTGTAAATGCATCACAAAGTAGGGAAGAAATTGATATAGGATACGGATTACCCCTGATTAAAATAAACTCTTATGTTGTAAAGAATTTAAAATTTTTCAGACTGGATTTATCAAATAAAATTCCAGATCTAATATTCAGATTTACAACAGAGGATGAAACATTTCTTTATACTTCATTTCCTAAGGATGGAGATATTGTTTGTCTTTATATAAGATCAACATCTGAACTCTATAAACCGATAAGAATGGATTTATTAGTTACTGAAGTAATAAACTCTTTTCCCATGCTAGAGGACGAAATAGGCGGTGAAGATAATAGAGCTAATGCTACTAGCACAACTTTTACTATAAAGGCTCAGATGAGAATTCCTGGAATTTATCAGCACCAATCCAAATCTTACAAAGATCTGACATCTTTTGAGGTTCTAAGATCTGTTGCCAAAGATCTAGGTTTAGGATTTGCATCTAACGAGAGTGGAACCGATGATAAGATGAGTTGGATCTGTCCTAACAAAACCTTTTATAAATTCATAGATGATGTTGCTAATAGCTCATGGAAGGGTGAAGAAGATTTTTTTGATTGGTGGATAGATCAATATTATGTTTTAAATTTTATCAATCTAAGAAAACAACTTCTAGAAAAAAGTAAAGACGAAACAAAGATATTAACTGCAATTGGACCGGAGAGGGGAATAGCGGGAGGATTAACTAGTGATGTAAAACCCTCTGAAATCGATTTACCGCTTTTCTTTACCAATGATTTCTATTATAAAAAATATCCATTTTTTATTAACGCTTATTCTGTTAAGAATGAATCTGGTTATATTGTGAGTAGATTCGGATATTCCAGGGATCTTCAATTTTACGACACAAAATTAGTTAGTGATAGACCAATTAATAAGTATGTTAGCTATAAAGTTGAATATGTAACCGAGAAAGATTTAGGTCCTAGTAGCATATTGTTTAAAGGGAGGGTAAACGAAGAGGTTTATAAAAAGGAGAACAAGAAAACATGGATAGGAACTCAATATGGAGAAAATCAGCATAAAAATATTCAACAGGCTCAGATACAAAACAAGATAAACAAATATGAGAATTTTAAAGTTTATCTGGAAACCCAAATGCATTCTTATGTTCCGTGGGTCTATAGAGGACAGAATGTACCAACTAAGATCGTACATGCTAGTGCTAGACAAGCAGCAGTAAATTCTCAGGAGTATAAAGGAGGTGGACAGAAAGATCCAGACCAGTTCCGAGCAGGTGCAAAGGTTGACAATAAATTTCTAAGTGGTGTTTATATGGTCATGGGATCGTATATTGAGTATATAGAGGGTAGGATCAAGCAGTCGTTTATCCTAGGAAAGAGAGAATGGGTATTAAACGACGGAAGAGGATCAGACCCAGAACCTAAAGTATCTAAAACGTAATGGCCTTTTTAAGCGATATAAAAGATAATGCTACATCGATAGGTAATTCTTCGGATATCCTAAATAGAGGCGTAGACAAAATGAGAACCCAGTTTTTAAGTGGGTTAAAAACAACTACGTCAGGGCAAAAGGAGGATCCAACTTATACTGGATTTAGACTTATGTTTGATATGGGATATGGAGGATTAGTTGATCCAGAAACATTTTTACCCGTGAGTCCTTTATTGTCTAAAGGAAGTCTCCAGGTTAGCCCCGGAGGACCTAGAGGTATGAAGCTAGATTCCCCTGTAGATTTTTTCCATCTTTCTAGAAATAAAATGATGCCTTTTCCAAACTACACTGAAAGACTTCATTATATGACCGCGGAAGCTTTTTTAAGAGAAAGAAGAAGTGCAGCAGAAAATGGTTTAAATGGTCCTTTTACTGACAACACTGGAAAAGAGATTCCTTTTGATTCATCCCAACTTTCATCAGGAACAGTTTCCCACAGAGCTGACTCGTTATCAGGATTTAGAAATATTCTAACCTCGATCAATGAAAAAAGTCCTTGGTTTATTCAATCAATAGACGGATTGGATCAAATTCTTAAAGTTCCCCTAGCTAGACAAATAGGGGGTGGTACAGGAAGGGATCAAAGATCTGGTGTTTTAACTTTTGATTGTTTGGATTCAATAGATCTTAGAGTTAATGCTATGGCTGAACTCTATAGAAAAGCGACATATGATTTTCAGTATCACAGGGAAATGCTACCTGCGAATCTTAGAAAATTTAGAATGTGGATAATAGTAACAGAGATTAGACAAATGGATTTGCAGAGAAATCTTGCAGATGTTCTAAATCCTTTTAATCTATCTGGTGTTAGAAGCGCAGCTCAAACTATATCTCAAATTGCTCAATCTGCAGGAATTTTAAAAAATAGTGCGACAGAATCAGAAAATCCTAGGAGAGATTTAGAATCTTTGGTTAAATCCTTTGAAAGATTACAACCCTATGTTTTAATTTATCAATTAGATTTATGCGAATTTAATTTTGACGAAACCTATGCTTTTAGTAGGCTCACAAACAGTAGAAATGAATCTGCTGTGAATGCTAAATTTAAAATTCATGTTGGAGCTGCTAAGGAGTATAAATTACAGTATAATATTTTATCAGATTTAATTAAAAACCAGTCAAGTCTTTCTCCTATTTTAATTCAGGATAGCTGGAATTTATTAGGATCTAAAATTCTAATGGAAGGAGTAACATTGGACAATAATCCAAACCTTTTTTCTAGACTTGCTAATAACTTCATAAACAATTCTATTGCTTCGGTTATTCAACAAAAAGTAAGTCCTTTGGTGACCGGAGCTCAGTTAGGAAATGCCTACGGATTTAGATTAAGTGATGCAGTTAGATCCTTAAATTCACTTCCTGATATGATAAACGGGATCAAGACCATAAAAAGTCCTTTTCAAGATTATCGTCCGCAATCTAAAGGTTTAGGTGGTCCGGAGGAACGACAGTATCCAACTATAAAAGAGGATCTTTATCCTAACACAAGGGTCGCTCCTGGACAGGTTATAGATAACGTGTTTGGAGAAACCCCAGGGAGAGGTGAGATTCTAAGGGGTGATGTGTATCCGGATAATCCGGGAAAAGATCTCGGTTTGCCTACTAGGATGTATCCTACGATAAAGGATGACGAATACAGAAACACCGGTGGAGATTTAAGTAATCAAGATTTAGGGGTTCCTGATAGGGTTTATCAAAAAGTAAACGATGACATATACAAAGAATCTCCAGGTTTAGATCTTGGATTACCCAAAAGAGTTTATCAAAAAGTAGATGACGACGTCTATACCGGGGTACCAGGGAATGATTTAGGAGTACCTGAAAGAGTTTATAGAACTAATGATGGAGAGAAAGATGTTTATAACGATGTTCCCGGAAGAGACTTAGGTTTACCCCAAAGAACTTATGCTAGAAACAATGATGATGTCTATCCGAATGTATCTGGTTCTGATTTAGGTGCACCTGAGAGGGTTTATCCGAATCTAGACGGTGTTGACACATACAATAATGTTCCTGGATCAGATTTAGGACTTCCAAAAAGAAACTATCCAAGTATAGACGAAAACGTTTACAAATAGGGTTTTTATATACTCAGATAAATAGAAAAAACCCTTTTTATGTCTGTACAGAATATTCAAGAATCAAATATTGAAAGAGCCCAGCATTTCTTGGGTGTTGTTGTGGATAACAAAGATCCGGAATTTAGGGCAAGATGTAAAGTTAAGGTTTTTGGAGTATTTGACGATGTTGCAGATACGGATCTACCATGGGCGTTCCAAAGATTTGATATTTCATTTGGTGACAATGGTGGATCTGGAAGGGTTAGTATACCTAAATTAGGTGCAGTTGTCCATGTCCAATTCAATAACGGGAACTACTATGCCCCCGAATACAAAGCAGTACAAGAATTATCTTCCGATTTAATAGAAGAAATAAAAGCATCTTATGAAGGTGCTCATTCTCTAATCTATGACGGAATAGAACAGCTAAAAATATATTACACTGTTGCTAAAGGACTCGTAATAGATTTAAAAGAGTCAACTGTGGTAATTTCTAATGATAATTCAATAACAATAACACATGCTGGCCAAACATCTACCCTTGAATTTAGAGGTGGTAAAATTACAGAGTATGCAAATTCTGAAATAGAAAGCACTGCAGTAACTAGAATTAAACAAAGCAGCAACGAAGTTTGGGCAGACGGTAAAACAACAAAGCTTGGTCATTCCCCTGTTTATTCTGCAGTTTTAGCGGAACCTTTATGGATGTTTTTAAAACAACTCGCAGCAGCGGTAGATGCTAAAGTTCCTTCCTGTCCTGGGTGTATGGCTACCCTTGCAGAAAGCTACGAACAGCTCTCTACGTCCGATGTGGTTAAGTTAACTAAGAGTAATGAGCAATAATTTAGAAAACCTTGATAAGTGGGTAAAAGATCTCGAAAACGGTACTATAACTGTTGAAGAGTTAGCTGCAAGATTGTCTTCCATTCCTGATCCTCTCGGGAAGGAGGAAGATATAATTAACGCTGGGGAAGAAATTAATAATTCATTAAATCCTGAAGATTTAATACTTACTGATAATGAGATAAATGATATTATATGTAAATACGAGGGCGAGGAATTAGGAAATAGATTAATCTGGAAAATTTTAGAAAAACTTAATTTAACTTCAGATCTTAAAGAAATTCCGGATTTTTCTAATAATGACTCATTTGAGAAATATTTTGAAAGAATTTCTTTGCAAGATAGATTACAAAGAGCCAAGGAAATGCTTTTTGATAATCTTGATTTAGATCTTATAGGCATCAAAGTTAAAAGCCCTAATTTAAAAAAAAGAAATTTTAAAATTCTAGGCTTTAATTTTCCTCTCAATATCATAACATATAAGGGTAAGCCCTTGTTTTTTCATATAGCTCCTCCTAAGGTCAACCTCTCCAAAATACTTCAAAGACTAAGAGACAGAATAAAATCTAAAAAGGTAAAGAGCTGCGAAAAGAAAGGAACTTATATAGATGAGGATGATCTTTTAAAAAAGTTAGAGAATCTTCTAAACGACGAAAAGGAAGAATATAACAATGTATTTGAAATCGCTGATGAGGTTTTTTGTGAGCCTGATATTCCAATTAATCCTGAAACGGGGGAATCGCTTTTCACAAAAAACGACTTAACTCAGTTTTTGAAAGAAATATGTGAGCCCGAAATTCCTTCTCCAGAAACACCTATCGATCCTGAACCTGATATAGAAGATATTTCAGACACTATTAATTCGTGCTTAAAGCAAACTAAATCCATATTTAATGAAGTTAGGGAAAAGAATGAAGAAAAAGCTAGACTTCAAAAAGCAGAAAAAGAGCTGGAGGAGGTTTTGTTTTATTATAAAATAATTCATAATTATTATGACGAATTATATTCCCAATTTGAAAAGAAAAGCAAAGCGGGTAAAAAAGGAGATCCATTAAAATTAGCAATCAATTTAGTACTTGGAACCGGAGCTGACGATTATATAAAGAAATTAAATCAATTTTCTTCAAGATTTCAGTCTACTAAAAAAATAATACTTCCTGGTAGTAAATACATTGGAATATCATTTGGAATAGATTTTCCACACGGCTTAGGGAAAAAAATTCCGTATGAGAGAGTAAAAATGGAGGTTAATAACGATCTGATGAGTCAAGATTATCAAAAGGTCGACACATCTAAACTCCAGGTAGGAATGGAGTACAGCAAGGGTGGATTATTAGGAGGGCAGGATACCTCATTTTTCAAAGATTTTGAATCTTTTTTAAAAATCAAGGATGAAAATCCTAAGAATAAAACAGACTACTATAGTTTCGTTAGCGATATAGAAAACTCTAACAAAAGCAAGGGTCAAATTATTAAATCAATAGAATCTGATCATGGATTTTTATTTTCCAATCTAATAGAGACATCTGCAAGTCCTTGGATATTTTTTACTGCTCAGGAAAGAGGAGATAATGATGCTAGAAAATCTGCCGATATAAAACCAGCAAAAACCGACAAGGAAGGAAATCCAAACAAGGAATTTGAAGAATTCTGGCAAGACTTTAAAACAAAATGGGACCAAAAGTATAACGATAGAAAGAAAACAATAGAGGATAAAATACTGGATTTAAAAAAATCTTCGGATGCCTTAGCAGAAAAAATAGCGGATTATTATTTTACGATCAGCGTGTCTTCTGTAAAGAAAAATAGTGAACTTCTTAAAGAAGCTTCAGATGGAATAAAATCAAGGGTTACTGCAATTGAAAATTCTTTAATGTCAATAGCTGAGAAGATAACTAAGTTAGATCAGGAGAATTCTCCAGAGGGACTTTCCACCAAAGCTAATTCCATAAGTTGTGCCACTAAAAAAGAAGAGAAATGCCCAACAGAATGTTGCGGTCCTGCTGGGCAGAGTTTAAAATTAAAAGATACATGTGCTTCACATCGATCTCCGGATTGTCCAAATCTTTTTACCAAATGCTATTGGAAAGAGTTTTGTAAAAATTTAAATAAAGTGGGATTACTCCCCCTCCCTGCTGGTCTTCCCCCTATAGAAAATCCCGCAAATTTTTTACCGAATCTGGGTTTAAAATATTGGCCGGTAGGTTATCTTCCGCCATCTTTTATACCTTTACCTCCACCGATAGTGAATCCATTAGACGGGTTACCTTTTATTAGAATTCCTATGCCAATGGTATGGACGAAGGTAGATCCTGTTGTTATTCCGATAGGAATTGGGGTCATAGTTATATTCGTTCCTTTCATCGGGGGATTCATGCCTAGCCCCCTAGTTTTTTTCCATGATTTTTTAACTGGGAATAGTATGTTTCTTCTTGGACTCAGAGGGTTTAGGTTCATTCCTAGAAAATCTGATCCTGTTGCTAACGATCCTCTCGAAAATTACAAAAAGATGCTTTCTAAAGGAATACCAAACTTTCTTTTTCCTTTTTCCAACCTTGGAAAAGATGACGTTGATGATCCTAAAAGACTTTTCGGAGAAGTTGTTTCGAATCTTGAAAAGAGACTTGCAAATTATAGCAAGCCTGTAAACATGGGGAAAATCCAAAAATTACAAGACAAGATAACAAAAAAGAAAGAGGAGTCTCAATCTAAGATACTAGAAAAGAAAAGAAAAATGGCTTTAGAGGGTGGAGATATTAAAAAAGAGAAGGAGGAAATAGACAACTTTCTAAAATCTATAGACGGTGAAAAAATATCAGCCTTAAAAGATATTATGAAAGAATATTTGACGGGAGCGGTAGACATTCCAGATATTCAGTTCCCTAAAAAATCAAAAAATCTTTTAGTTGATCTGCCCCAGCCTATAAAATCTTTAAGGGATTTAGATGCTAAAAGAAAACTTGGTGTTATCCCGGATAAAATTCCCAAGATAAATCTTTTATCTAGGATCCTTAGAGGAGTAGATTCTATAAAAATTCCTACCCCAAAAGAATTAGACGATTTAAACAAAAATCTTCCTAATAATTCTAAGATAGTTGCTAAATTTAATAATAAACTGAAGGATCTTTCTAGTTCTCCCGAGGACGTAAAAAAATTAGAAGATTTAGTTAAGAAAAGTGCAACTGAGGTTTTTGAAGGTGAGGATTCTCCTTTAAGTAGTAAAAAACTTCTTTCGTTTAAAGCTAAAATAACACCCGCCCCTAGAATTTTAGGTGCAGGTGTACCTTTGCCTTCTGGAATAGAAGAAATACCAAATCCTGTTATTTCTCAATTAAAAAACTTTGCCACAAGTAGTATAAAATTAAATACAGATCAACTAACATCTATAGTAAGTAATTTAGCAATTTCTGAGAATAAGATTATAAGACAGCGGGATCTTAAAATGATCACAAAGAACGTAATTAATAGTTCGCTATCAAAATTTCCTGTTGATTTAAAAAACTTTTCCATTCCTGATACTGCAAGCATGAAAAACATGCAGAAATCATTTACTAATTTGTCTTCTTCGTTAAACCTCCCTTCCATTCCTCCTAAGAAAAGCGCTTCACCTGTTTCTCCGATTGGCCCTGGAGGTATTCCCCCTATAATCATTCCAGGAAAAGTGATTAGTAAATTCTTGGTTGATGGAGCAATGTCTTCTGTAAATCCTGAAATGATCACTAAATTATTGCCAGGGGTTCTTGAAAACTTCGAAACGTTATCAGATAGTGACATTAAAACAATGTCAGATAATATTGTTAAGAATTTTACTAAAACAGCTAAGATACCTGCTTTGGATTCTATTCCAAAGATACCCATCCCTGCAAGGAATCAGGATTATATAGAATTCACTATGAATTTCTTACCAACTCATCCAGCCTCTGATATAGCATTTACCCAACTTTGGGATAAATTTAAAACCCCTCCAAGAATTCCTATCCCTGGTGAATTTCTTCAAAAGTATCTGGATATACAGGATGCAATATTCTCTAAGGTCCCTTGGCCTGTGGTAGTTGTACTGGGTAGAAATATTATTAATATCTTAAATCCTTTATGGAACAACGAAGATATCCCACGCTGGGACAGAATGAGTTTAAAGAATCCTTTTTATGTTGTTTTCATGGACGAGTTCTTAAGATCTGCTGTTGATATCTCAGGAGGCTTTAAATTCTTTGCCGGTGCGGGAAAATTATTTTATCCTCTGCCAGATTCTGAAATCTATCTAGGGTTTGGGACTAAAATATCAATAAATTAATTCATCTTTTAAAAAACAACTAATGGCTAAAAAAAGAACCTATACTAGAGAAGAATACTCTCCAGAGGAAAGAGCAATAATGGATGCTTTGTATGAAGGTCATTTCAATTCAAATTTCACACAAAAATCAATTCCATTCACATCAAAAGAACTTGAAGAAAATCAAGTTTTAAGAGTAAAGATAACAAGAATCAGAGACAACAGTGCAATTGGTGAATCCGTAAATGGACAATCAGTTTCTATCGATATTCTTAAGGAAGAAAAAGCAATTAGGAGATTAGGTTATCCCCCTATGGATATCATGGAAGGAACCGAAATTGACGTTGTTGTATTCAAAGACCGCAGCGGCATTTATAATGGATCTCTTGCTGCAGGATATGAAAACTCCCTTAAGAATGAACTTTCTAAATCTATCAAAGATGAGAAGAGCGCATACACTGTAAGAATCGAATCAACTTGTCCTGGAGGATTTATGGTTAATCTCTCAGGAATTAAGTGTTTCTTACCTGGATCACTTGCAGCTGCAAATAGAATTATTGACTTCCAATCTTTTGTAGGGAAAACCATCAATGTGATGATTGAGACTTATGATGAAAGAAGAGATATTTTTGTAGTATCTTTCAAAAAATATCTAAAACACATCATAGATCAAAAAGTAGAGGAACTTTCGATAACACAGCAATACAGTGGAACCGTTACTGGAACATCACCTGCAGGAGTTTTTGTTGAATGGGACGAATATTACACAGGGTTAATTCCGGCGGAAGAATTTGAATCTGCGGGTTTAAAAATGCATATGGAACCAGGAAGCTCAGTTTCCTTCTATGTTTCAGATTTTAGAAATCCAAACAGAATAGTTTTAAAATTAAACCCACCAGAGGGGAAAGAAAGGGAACTTCAGGAATTAAGGGACATATCTTTATCGGAAGACAAAGAAAATAAAATATATAGAGGAACCGTCTCTAAGATCAAGAATTTTGGAGTTTTTGTAAAACTCGAAAATGGGATCCCGGGACTGGTGGAAAAGGACAATTTAGCTAAGCCACCTAAAGAGTACGAAGTCGGTTCCGAAATTCTCTGTACTGTTTTAGATGTTGAGCTACAAAGTTCTAAATTATATCTAAAACAGAAAATTGAGAATACTTGATCAAAATTTCTTCTACGCAGCAAAAATTGGATTTGAATTTGAGTTCATGTCCAATTTTTCGCGTTCGGAGATGGTGCAAAGAATAGGCGACGAGATTGGGAAGGAAATTAAGCTTTTCAAGAGATACCACTCCAGATTTAAGCCAACAAGGGACGTTTTTAAATTAGAACCAGATTTTTCTGGCGGTACCAAGATGGTAGAGCTAATTACTGGTCCGATGGATTACTTCGAGGCAATCCCCGTTTTAATTAGAATTCTAAAATGGATAGAAGAAAACGGATACACGAATGAAAAATGCGCACTGCAATTTGGATTAAGCTTCGATCGTCTTAAATACCCAGATCTAATAGACCTTAAAAATTTAAATGCTTTAAAATTTGTTTTAGGGTATGATGAAGAGTATGTGTGGAGCAGATTTCCTGAAAGAAGAGGATCTCTCTATGCTAAATCTATAAAAAGAATAATTCCGGCTAACAAGTTCATTAGAAAATATGACGGAACTATTGCTGATAGAAATTCTTATGTTGTATACACTGAAAAAAACATGGGAATCAACCTTACTAAATTAGAAGAGGGTTATATCGAGGTGAGATACATGGGAGGGACTGATTACCAGAAAAAATACACTGAGATAAAAGAAATTATAGATCACACCATAACTCATACTTTTAAAACCCTTTTACAGAACGACACCTTAAATCAAAAAGAAACATCGGATCTAAGCGCTCTAATTTCCAAATTATATAAAGAAACTGAGAGCTTTATTGACCCTGAAACGTTTGTTAGAAACTATCCAGATCTTCATGTAACTGTTGATTTAAGAGAAGATTTACAGATTATTAAAACATATTTTCACGACATTAGAGACATTCTTTACAATTTAATAGTAGAGAATGAAATTACCTCTGGATTCCTAAATTATGACACACAAATTTCAAGATATCAGCTAAAAGACGGAAAAACTACAAGAGCTAATATTATAAAAAATTTAGATCTTGTTGAGTGTGAAATTGAAGGAAACGTAGCTAAGTGTAGAGCTTTTGGATGTAAATTCAAAAATTGTCAAATAGAGGACACTGATTTGGTAATGAATAATGAAATTGAAGATTCTAAAATTCTAGATTGTGATCTGGGTCTGGGAAACACTGTTAATAACTCTTATATAGATGCCAAAGATAAAGAAATAAGTTGTGAAATTACTGGGGGTATAATTAGATCAGGGTACATCACATCTCTTGCTCAGGTTTCTTCCACTACAGAAATTATAACAAATGATGCGGATGGAAAAAGCAAAGGCAAAGGCAAGGGGGAAAAATTCTTAAAGAATGTAGTATTTCCTGATCGTAATATTGAAGGACAAGTTGGCCCAAGCGACGATTTCAATAACCTTAATAATACAATTCCTTCTATTTCGATAAATAGATTGTATAAAAATAATGATCAATAATGGCTAATACTACGGAAGACCAATTAGTTCAAGAAATAAAGGATGATATCTCACATTCTTGCGCTTTACCATACGCTCTGAATGACGGGGAAATTAAAAGAATCATCAAAAGGGCCAAAGCATATTTTTATGACAACTATCAATATGCTGTAGAGGATAGAATTTTTATTTTAGGTAAAGAACTTTTTTCACATCAATCATTTAGAGCAACTAGACAGGTTCAGCTACCTGAATGCGTGATAAGTGTTTATGATGTAAGGGAGGTTGGTGGATCTGGTATAGTTGGAACACCCGATAAAGATTTTGGAGATTCCAAGCTATTAGGATCTGAACTTATGTTAAGTCCCTTCGTGGGAGACAACCTTGTGTATAGAACCGTTTTATACTCATTTTTTGACCTCGCAAAAGCATACCTATTAGAAACATATGCTTTCAATTATAACAAGAATACGAAGAAGCTAACCATCCTAGGACGCGATCCTAGCCGAACATCCAGCACAGGTTTAGCCCTTGGAGGTAAGGATGTGGGAATTAAGGCATGTATTGCCATTCCCGAGGAAAATCTATATTCTGATGAGCTTTTCGTTAGATATTGCCTTGCAGAAGCAAAAATTAATATCGGGAGACTTTTAGGAACTTTTGGTTACCAATTACCTGGTGGGGTTACCATAAACGCTAGTGCTATTTCAGCACAGGGAACCACAGAAAAGACTGAGGTAATGGATATGATTAAATCGGAAAACACCCCAAGCTATTTCTTACAGTGGAATTAATCCTTAAATTATCTTCTGCTTATATTTTATAAATATATAAGGGAGATAATGATAAAGATCACTGACATATACCCTAGAAATCCTGACGATCCCTTATACGTCCCGGACAAATTAGAAACCGACGATGTTGTGGAATCCTCTATAGGAATGATAAAGCAGATCATGTTAACTAAACCTGGTTCTGTTTTAGGAGACCCATTCTTTGGTATAGATCTAGAATCTTTAATTTTCGATTTTGAGGTCAATCAGCAAGAATTAGAAGAGGCAATCAGCTTACAGCTTTATACCTACTGTCCTTTTGCTAGAGGAATACTCAAAATTGATTTTCAGGTGGGTTTTTTCAGAGGAGAAACCAGAGATAGCTGTGTTATTGAATTCGCTATCAAAGGTAATCCTGTATTGGGAATAAAGGTAATTTAAAATGGATTTATTCAAAAAAAATCGGGCTAAAATTCAGGATCTTCTTCAGGATACTCTTGAGATCATCCAGAAAAGATATAATCAAGCCAATCAATTATTTACGGTAGCTTCTGCTTGGGGACAAATATTATTTGTTCTGCAGAACCTTTCTCAGCTAATCCTTTACTTTATTGAGGATTCTATTACTGAGCTTGATATTAGAAAAGCAAGTAGGGAAAGTTCAATTTATGGACTTGCTGCTCTTGCTGGACATAACGCTTCCAGAAGTACTGCTGCAAGGGGCCAGGTGGAAATTATATGGAACGGAACAGATGCAACAACTGTAGGCGGTGGAGCAATTCTAATTCCTAGATATGCTCAAATTAAATTTTCTAACGGTGGCGTTTCTTATGTTTTAAACTTTCCCCAGGAATATACTAGGATTAATCTAAATTCTTCTTCCAAGGTTTCTTGTGAAATATTAGAGGGAAGCATTAAAACTTCGACATTCACAGGAAACGGAAGATCACTACAAAGTTACAACGTGTCTGACAGGATTACTTCCGCCATTGACAACTTTCAAGTTAAAGTTTTTGTAGACAGTGACGAATGGAAGGTTTATGATTCTTTATATGATATTCCATTTAATGCAGAGGGTGTTTTGGTTAGAACCGGTATCAGTAGTGGTATAGACGTAATTTTTGGAAATTTAAATTTTGGAAAAATCCCTCCTACTGGATCCACAATACAGGTACAATATCTGGAAACCCTAGGGTCTGGAGGAAATATCAGTTCTCTTGAACCTGGAAAAATAGCATTTGAATTTAGCGACGACGGAACGGATTCTTTCGGTAATTCAGTTTCCCTTCAGGAGTATTTAAAAATAAACTGCACCGTTGCACCTCAGTTAGGAACCGATAAAGAATCCATAGAACTTACAAGAATTCTTGCTCCTAAAACCTCAAGATCTTTTGTTTTAGCAAATCCCGATAATTATATTACATACTTTGAAAAATTTGGTATATTCTCAATTATTGAGGCTTTTTCAACCTTTGATGATCAATATCTGGATGATGATAATATTATTTATGTTCTTTTAGTACCTGATATAACTCAGAAATTAAAAACTAATGAAACGTATTTTGATATTGCAGAGACAGAATTCAAGCTGACAGAATTCCAAAAAAATAGACTTCTTCAAGCAATCGAAGATAGCGGACAGAAAATTGTTACTACTGAAGTAAGAATATTAGATCCTAAAATTTCTAGGTATGTTTTAAATATACTCATAACTGTTTTTGAAGGTTATGATCCTGATACTATAAAAGGACAAATCATTGATTCTATTAGCAATTACTTTATAGGTATTAGAAGAAGAGACAAAATCCCTAGATCTGATTTAATTTCAATTGTAGAATCTGTTCCGGGGGTAGATTCAGTTACTTTATTTTTTATATCTGAAAAAAATGAACTGTATGCTAAAAGTGTAGAATCTCTTCCTGATACAGATCCTAAAAAGAAAACGGTTTTAGGTTTAGATGATTTTGGAGATATTCTTTTTGATAAGGATGAAATAGTAATACTTACTGGCGGATGGTCAGACAGAGCTGGTTTATTTTATGATAAAGGAGCGGATTTAAACAAGTTATCTTCAATCAATATAGATATTAGAAAAACAGTTCCTGTTACCTACAACACAGAGGTAAATATGAAGAACAAGCAATTCATAAGAAATAGTAATTCATAAAATGTTTAATACTGAAAGAAAAAGTTATTATGACTACATAAATTCAACAAGAGATAATAGATCAAATGTTGGATTCAACTACGAGGGGCAGATATTTGAAAAAACCCTGTCCTCTATAACACTTGAAGGCGACAAAAACAGGAAAAGTATAATGTCGTATATCGAGAGGGTAGTTTATAGATTAATCGAGGCAACTAAGGGAATTAGAAATTTTGTTAACTACAGAGTTCCTAAAAATAATAAGTACGTTAGGTAATGAATTATAAAAATCTTCTATTTTTTAATAAAACTGGGCACCAATCAAATTTTGTTTGGAACGGAGAATTCTGGGAAACTAGATTAATGCTTCCTCAGGTATCTGTGGATCTTTTTGAAATAGAACACCTGTTTATAATTGAAAAATTTGAAGATCTAAACGGAAACACTGTTTATGGATATCCTCATATAACCCCAGAAATAAGTTCAACCTCTGCATCTGGAATATATGGATCTTTTAATTCTGGATCTAGAAAGGTTACATTAAACTCTGAACCTGTTGTGGATTTTATAGGATCTAAGGTTTTTTGTCAGCAGTTCCCTAACGGAAATCTTGTAACTGGTGTTAGTGTGGTGGATAAGACAATTGAGCTTGAAAATGCTGCAACGTTTTCAGAAAATTCCGTCCCTTTGTTTTTTAATTTATGGAGAGTTAGTTTCGAGACAACTAGAAACGTTTTAGATTTTGATGCTTTTGATCCTATTAGAGCGAGTATAACTAAGGGATTAGATTATATCACGACTTCCTCTGATGTAAGTGCTATTTCGGAGAATGACGAATTTTTAATGATTTTAGGAGACGGAATTCCTAAAGATGCTAGAATTACAAAAGTTTCTGGAAATAAAATATACTTAAACAAGAAGTGCGAAGTTACTCTTAATAACATCACGGTTTTTGTATATCCTGTCGAGGAAAGAAATAACATTTCTTCTTACATATATCAATACATCCTCACCGAAGATGGAACTCTGGATGCTCCTGTTTTAGAATCAATCAATACTAATTATTTAAAAATCGATTATGATCCAAATGAAACTGTAAATGATTACTTAAGAAGCTCGGGTGAAATATATTCGGGAAGTGCCTCTGTTAACATAGCTCTTAATTCTAAAGAGGAGGGAATATTCGGTAGAACATTAGTAATAGAGGATCTTTCATTAGGGTACCCAAAAACTGTAGCAAGGATAGAGATACACGGGGAAACAATAGGTGAAGATGAAAGATATAAAACAATTTTAAATAATTTTGGGAGAAGGTTAAATGCGGAAGACGCTTATATATTAAGAGATTCTGATCCCAAAGAGCCATTCACAGATTATGAGATTTTAAATGATAAGAGAAAAGAGCTTTTATTAGAAGGACATGAAATATACTCTTATTTAGGATCTTATAAGGGTCTTGTTAATGCTATTAAATTTTTTGGGTACCAAGATCTAAGAATTAAAGAATATTGGTTAAATATTAAAAAATCTGAATCTGAAACATCCGCTCTCAAACAAAATACGGATTTTTTAGAGAGGTGGAATGCTTTACCCGGAGGTCAACAAAATTTAATATCCAGTATAATTGACGATGAAAATTCTGGTAAGTATAAACAGGTAGAAATTTACGGAAAAAGAAACGACGGAACTTTTGGTTTAAAATCCTCGATGGAAAAATTATTTCCATCCTCAAGTTTTAAGAAAACTGCACTCTTTGGTTTATTCTATGATATCAACAGGGTAGTTGAGAACCAAGAGGACATTTATGAATATCCCGTTGTGGAAAATGCTTTTGTTTTTTCTCCGGAGGAGGTACTTATAAAACTGTTTGGCTTAAAAGAAAAATTAAAAAAAGATTATCTTCCTTTAAATGCGAGGATTATTGATATAACAGGAGAAGGTGTCTATTTTGGAATCTACAAAACCAGAGCATGGACAGATAATTTAAAGATAGATGAGTTAAATCAGGGAATTGACCTAGAGCTAGGATTTACCCCAGAATATGGTTACATAGAGGATTTAAGGCCCTTTTCAGTAAGACCCAATTCTGATATTCCGTATGTTCCTTATGTTGGGGTGGAACCTAACACCTACGATTTTTCAACTTATGGAAATCTAGTAGATTTACCCCAGAACAATTTAAAACTCCCAGGTAAACAGTCCAAAGCTTTAGCTGATGCAATAAAGCTATTTTATGATGAAAGAAACACGAAGGGAATAAAACCTTACAGACTAGGTGACGGAGATAATAAAAACGGGGGATACCGAAAACTATATGACGGGAAAGTTTATGATGTCCCCGCAGGATTTCCGGTTACGATGGAAATAACATCTTTTGTTTTAACATGGGACGAAGTAAATAATCAGTGGGATTCTTTAGATAGAAATATTTCAACATATTCTTCAACACTAGCATCTATTTCAGATGTTTCCGGATATAACGATCAGACCCTAATAGACTCTAGCTTAAATTTTGAATTTAATCTTTCTACCATATTTGGAACCTTGTTCAATATTAATCTCCAAACTGGTATATCAATTTTAAACCCAGCATCTGGTAAGGTTCAACTTAAATTTACTTCTAACACAGATTCCGATTGTCAGTTTCTATGTGAGGTTCAAAGCTATAGTACTCTCACTGGAATAGCTAATGTTAAACTTTTATGGGTTAAAAATGAAGGAATATTCGATGACTGGAAAGTAGAAATCGTTAACATTTTTAAAGACAATCTCGATTTATCCTATTATGATTATTCTTTCAATCCCGACGGATTTTATTCTTGGGATAATCTTAGATTCGCGGGATTTTATGAGGTTGAATGGAAGATCACAAAGAAAGATGATAGACCTTATTATTATGATCTAAGAGGTAAAATAACTGATTATTATAAACTTCCCCTTGTTCTTCCATATGATGGAATATATTCGGTTCAATGCAGGGTTTGGGATGGATTTAACGACATCTGTTCTACACACTATGAGAATTGCTTGGAAGTTAAGAAGAGGGAAGTTGAAATTGTTAGTGTTTCTAGATTCAGAGAAGCTGAAGTTTATACCTGGGATCAGACAAAACAGCCTTGGGATAATTTTGAATCGATGTGGGTTTTTCCCGTTGAAAGAAGACCAGAAGAACCTAAACCATCTAATTTAATCCTAAATCCTGCTGAATATGGAAATCAATTTAACGAGGGTCAAAAATGCAAGATTTTAAAAGATTTTCCAGAAACTATAGGATCTTCTTTAGTTAGATTCGGTCTACAAAAAATACCTATGTCTAGCTTTACCAGTTCTTATAGTGGAACAGGTTCTGGTCCAGTGATTGCAACTTTAAATTCATCATATCTTCCACATTCTTTTATAAACGGGGAGAGAGTAACATTAATAGATGGATACAACACTGGGGCAGGAAATCTTTCCGGGACTTATCTAATAAGTAACGTTACAGCTACAGGTTTCACCCTTCCGATTATACTCTCAGGTTCAGTAACACCTTCCCTTATAAGTGTGGTTAAATCCGGGAGCATTACTGTAAAGTACGAGGGATCTAATTATCATACTGTTGATTTTAATGGAAGATTGGATACTACACTGGGCAATTTGATGAGTAAATTCAATGGGTTCACGAAAGATCCTGCTTTCGGGATTGATACTATAACTACTTCTCTTATTTCCACAGCTAACGTTCAAGAATGGATGGATGTTGTTTTTAAAACACCGATAGGGAGGGGAGCATTATACAATGGTAAATCCCTCGAGTTTACTACGACCGGTGGCCTTTATCTATACGATGGAAGTTCTGCAGTTAAATCATATTCTTCACAATTCTCTGGAGGAATTAATGCTTACTCTGATTATGTTGATTATAATTTTGAAGGAGATCTTCCAACGGAAAATACCAGATACTATGGAACCAAGGGATTAAACTGGGACTCTTTTGATTCTCTTTCTTGGAATAATTTATATTCTCAAACCTGGGGAATGTATGATTTTCATAATGACTGGTTAGGTGGATTTTCCCTTTATAATCTACAAAGTGGAGATAAAATAAGGGTTAGTCAAAAGTCTAAAGGAATAATTCTAGGGAATGTTTCTTCCCCTGATGCAAGTCCAAATTATCTAGATTTAAGGGAAGCTGCTGATCAATTAAATGCGTCAACAGATCCGAATATTTCTAGATTCTATTATGAAGTTAGGGGATTTTCAAAATTGCCGGAATATTTTAAGAACACTGGGGATGTTATTTCCCCGGGTCTTACGTGTATAGCTAGGCCTTACAAAGAGGAAACCTTATCATATGATTTACAAGTTGGATCGCCTGCAATGGGTGCTCCTTTATCTATAAAGCAAGATAGAGACGGTGATATAATCATGGGAGGAGTTACCTCTGTCAAGGTAATGAAATCCCCAACAGATATAGATTATTATTATATAGGTACTGAATATCCCGGGTCTGTTCCAAGAAAAGTTTTACCTGATGAATATGGAAATTGGTGGTGTTATGGAGAAAGATGTGCTGTACCTCTAGTTATTTATAATAGACAAAAACCAGAGGAGACAATACTAGTTAGTTCTGTTCTCGTATCCGGATTCTCCAGACCAGATCTCAATTATTTAGCTCCTGTCCCTGATTCTCAATTTCAAACAATATGCTTAGCCGTAGATGATAGGACTGAAAACTTTGTGATGTATGTTAAGTACATACAATCATATTCTGTTGGATCTCCAGAAGATTCCTATAGATTAATAGAGTTTAATGCTTCTTCTAAAGAATTCGTTGTTATTTCAACTCTAGGTCCTTCATGGAATGCTAGTAGAACATATAATGTTGGAAGTATTGTTAGTAAGAATGGATTATCATATAGATCCCTAGTTGGTAGTAATCTTTCTCAAAATCCGGAATCATCCACAGGATATTGGGAATTAATTCCTCAAGAAAATATTGGAATTATTGATACTACTCTGTATAGTATCAGACAGTTAAAGTATGAATATATTGGAAAGAAATCTAAACTTTGGATTGTTACTAATGGTGGATTAAAAACATACAACGGGATTAAAATTGATACACTGGATATCAGTAACAGTGGTCTCCATACTAACGATCTTTATTCATTGGAAATAGATGAATCTGGAAGTAAGTGGATAGGAAGTTCTAATGGAATATGTTATTATGATAATATAAGATGGGGATGTTGGACGCCAACTACCAATCCAGAATTACCAGTCGGTAAAAGTAGAAACATAGTAAATCTTGGAAGTGGAAGGATATTCTTTATAGTACAAACAGGAACAGAAATCTATGAATTAGTTTATTTTAACGGAATAACTTTTGTAGTTTATTCAGATGATCCTGGAACCATAAACACATTTGGACCTATCTACAGTTTAGATTATGATTATGAAGATATTTATTTCTTTAAAAATAATGTAAAGTATATTGACGGGAATTTTACTAGGAACGTAGGTGATTTATTTTATTTGGGGGATGAACCAAGAATAGGATCTCCTTATGTTAATGCTAATTATTGGGATCAATCCAGCGTTGGGTCTTATCCAACACCGCAAAACATCCACGCGAGAAAAATTTCTTTTGTTATTCCCTATATTCATGCATCGGCAAAAACCCCTGGAATTTCTGGATGGGATTTTATTTATCATTTATCATATAGACCAGTTCCAGATCCTATTTATGTAAGAGAAAAAGGTATCGGAGAAACAGAAGTAAATTTCAACTTTATTGTTGGTCCTTTATACACTTCTTCAATAAATATCGGTAAAGATCCCCAACTTCCTTACGTTGATAGCAAATCGTGGAAAATCCCTAGCTGGATTAATTATGATTTTAGAGATGTAACAGATTCACATCCTGGAATTGATATTGACAATCTTTTCCTCGATGCACCGCTTAGAGATATTGCTTCTGGTGTTGCATTAAAGGAGTCATATTGGAGAAACAGCAATGTTATTAGAAGCTCCGATAGGGAGATTGGAAATCTTCTTGATAGATTTGAATGGGTTATTAAAATAGGAGATACCCAGGATGATAGAGGGATAAAAACATTTGTGGATGAAGAAGGGTATGTTTATGTTACTGGATTTTTCTCAGGAACTATAAGTTTTGGATCTAAGAATAACCTACCAATAGGTGCAAATACAACTCTTGCTTCTAATAGCTGTAGATCAATATTTGTTGCTAAGTATAACCAATTTGGTGTTGTACAATGGGCGAGAAAATATGGAGATGCAAGCTTTAGTGGATTTGCGGATTATGATTTTACCCCAACCGGAATCAAGGTTGATAGGGTAGGTAACGTAGTTGTTGTCGGGTATAAGGAAAAAAATAGAAATAACACAACATCAGAACTTCCTACCAATATCTACTTAAAATGGAATTGGAATGCTGTTTTTGTTAGTGGTACTAATTTATTTTCGCCTTCCAGTGATACTGCTAGAGATTTGATAAAAGATCTTGCTATAGACCAGGTTGGTAACGTTTATGTTGCTGGAATATTTAGTGGAACACTTTCTGCTGGAAACTTCTCAATATCCAGTTCTGGATCAGACCCTGAAGTCTTTGTAGCTAGGATCGAGGGTGACGGGAACGTAAAATGGCTTTATAAAGCAAATAGCGGAGGAATTGAAGAAAATCCTTCTATTCAAATAGGAAAGGATTATGAAGATCTTTATTTGGCATACAGTTCCAGAGTAGGATCTGTTCAGAATTTAATTCTCTCAAAATTCATTAGCTATGATTTTCATATAGAGTGGACAAGATCCTATAGAAATAGTGATCATTCGAATTATCACATAAGTCCAAGAATTAAAGTCTCAGGGAACGGAGAAATTGCTCTTGGTGCTACTTTTTCTGGATTTATCGAAGTAGAGGGTAACGTTATATCTTCTAACGGGGACAAAGATATAGCAATCATGAAATTTAACGGATACAGAAATCTTTGGGCAAAATCTGTAGGATCTAAGGATGCAGATTATTGCCAGGACGTAGAAATAGATTCTGAAGGTAACCTTTATATTTTGGGATCATACGACGGACCTTTAATAGCTTCACCGGAATTTTCTTCCCCTAGCTATTATCCATCCCCCGAAGGAAATAGCGACATTGTTTTATTTAAATATGATCATCACGGAATACTTCTTGATATAGTTGATGCTGGGGGTATTAATAGAGATGAGGGTATATCTCTTTCACTAGATAAAGAAGATAATATTTATTTAACCGGATATATTTCAGGAGAATCGGAATTTTCAAACTGGATTGCTTCACCAAGTGGAGGAGAGGATGCATTTATTGGAAAAATTACAAATCTAAAATATAGAACCGGTAAAAATATAGGAGGAGTATATTCTTGGTTTGGTACTGGATCTTGGACATCTGGCGAAAGAAAAATCTCAAATAAAGAATTTGAAGTTCCTATGGGAACTACCGTTATTTTTAACCCGATAGATTCTTTAATACCTGGTCAGAAGAATATAGTTTACACCCTAATTAACGATGATGATGACGAAAATCTGATTGAAATAAAAGATGCTCATGCTTTCATCTGGACATTTAATCAGCCAGGATTTTATACCCTACGAGCTAAGATCGAAGATACTAATGGAAATATTTATATCCACGATAAAAAAGGATACATTAGAGTTATAGATCACAAGAACCCACCCCCAGGAGAAATAGTTGAATACGTAAACAGCGAAACCTTTAGGAAAAGAGCGATCTACGAGAAAAAGACTATGCCTCAGATAATTTAATTATCTGTCTCTGTATTCAGTATAAACCCCAAGAATTTCTGGAACAATAGGATGCCTGTGATTTTTCTTGAGAGAAATGACTTTAACCCCATCTACCCTAGAAGACACTGTATTTAAAAAATCCAATCCAGAGTCTTTTTTGATTTTTAAGTCTATTTGGGAAATATCACCACAGATCATAATTTTAGAAGCTATACCAAGTCTTCCCAAAACCATTTCCATTTGTGAGTTAGTAACGTTTTGAGCTTCGTCAACAATGACACAGGCATGAAGAAATGTTCTACCTCTCATAAAAGGGAAGGGAAGAATTTCAATTATCTCGTCAGCAACCATTTTATCTATTTTTTCTTTATCGTATAAAAGATAAAGATTGGAATAAATTGGAGCTAGCCAAGGGTCCATTTTTTCTTTAAGATCTCCGGGAAGAAATCCTATATCTTCCTTAGCTACCGTTGGTCTTGTTATTATAACCTTTTCAACTTCCCGGTTAAAAAGAAGATCTAGAGCTATCTGACAAGCTAGAAGTGTTTTTCCCGATCCTGCCATACCCCTGATAACTGTTACTGGGTTTTCTAAAATTATAGATTTAGCTTCCTTTTGTTCCTCGTTAAGCTGAAGTTTAAACTTAATAGGGCCCTTCACTTTCCCCTTGATAGGAGATTCCTTTGTTGTTTTTTCCATAAAATTTGGGATTAATTTGTGAGAAACTTAAGAATTTTTTACCGTATGATCTAAGCGAATTTTTTACCGTATGATCTAAGCATGCAAGAATTATTTCTTCGTTCGGTCTTGTATGATATATATATTCAGAATAAAAAATAACAAATGATTACTATTCAGGAGATATTAGGCACTGACTCGATCGCAGCCTCGAGACTTACCATTAATTCAAATTTCCTACTGGTTGAGAATGAAATAAATGATCTAGAGAACACATTCAATATTAATGTGGTAACGGGATCTATGGACATTTCTCAGGCCACCAGTGGACAATTAAAAGCCAAAACGTTTTTTGCTAACCAGGCAACTTTTCCAGCTTCTGGAACTGCTACTGTTAGTATTTACGGAACTGGTGCTAGCGCAGGAAATGCTTCATTTTCTGGAATCGTTTCATCCGGGCAAATTTCAGTTTCTGGAACAGGAACATTTAATCAGATCAATGCATCAGGAGCAGCAGTTTTTGGTTCCACTGCCAGATTTGATGGAGATGTTACTTTCAATGGATCTGTAATAATCGGAGCTACTGGATCTTATATTGATAGAAATGCAACAGGTGCATCAGGGGCAACAAATGCTTTTCTTTCTCCTGGTAACGGAGGCGGCGGCATAACAGGTACATTTAGTAATCCCTATGTTCTAACTTTTGATGAAAGCGTGGTCTTTGCAAATTGTAGCTATGTTAGTGGAGCAACAGGAGATTCCAGTAATCAAACAGGATTCTATTTTAGAGTTGCTACTGGGGACGGAGGATCTCTTAATCTACCAGCAGTTCCACAAGGTTTTAGACTTACTGTAGTAAATACCGGTCTTTATGCTGGATTAATAGGAACGGGGGTAAAAACACCTTTCACCGGTAATTATTATACTGGATTCAATACTGATAATAACGCAGGAAGATTCCCTTCTGAAATTACTGTACCGGCTAGTTTACCTTATAAAGCTTCAGTAACCCTACAGTGGGAAAATAGATTGGGAAAGGGATCAGCAACACAGAACGGATCTTGGGTAGTAATATCAACTGCTGGACTTAGCGCTAGTGATCTAAGTTAAAAATAAATTATAAAGCTGGATGGCAAAAACTCCATTTATTAGACCTCTTCAGACACAGGGCGGAACATTTTACACATTTAGCTCTGCGGCGGAAGATCTTGCCCTTACTTTTAACAACACTGTTAATAAGTTTAGATTTTCTAAGTATGTACTGTTAAACATCCCTGAATTTAGAGATCCTTTATATGGAGAGAATTCTATCCAATTTGATACTGTAGATTCTTCTTTTCTAGATGTTGCGGAGGGAAGTTTTGATTTGGTCGATCCAAATAATTTAAGTCCTAATTTGGAGGTGTCTTTTCAAAACTATTGTCTTAACCTAGAGTCAAGATTATTGTCTGATGAGAATTATAATCCAACACTGAAAAGAAACGTTTCTGAAAGAGTATTTTGGAAATGGATGAAAGAGCTTGGAGCTGTTAGATTTAGACCAGCTAACTCTAATGAAGTAGCTCCTGGATTAAATCAGAACGCAACTGGATTATCAGGGGGATTTCCTTTTTCTGACAAAAGATGGGTAGAGGAAGATGACTATTCCATAGGAAACGGATCAGTTAAACCTAGATATTCTAGAATAGTTAAGTATATTGGAGAATGTGATATTGTAAACTCTGTACAGCATAAAAATAATTCATACTCTGAAGTTTACATTCATGTTCCAACTGAGGATGGTCACACACCTCTTGTAATGTTTAAAACAACTGCGGATCAGAATTATTATCCTGGACAAATATTAACACACAAACCAACCGATCCTTTAGATACAGAATATCTTCAAGGAAGAAGTCATAATGACGGAAATTACGGTCCTAATACTCTTCCAACTTTTGCCATTTATGATCAGGATGTTTTAGGTCAACCTGGAATAACTGGAACGTCTGCTACTGGAGCAACCTTTACTAATCAATGGTACTATCCAAGAAATACTGCAAACTCTTATTACACCGAATCATCATTCTTTGATTCAGATACTAATAGAATTACGAAGTATTTAAAAAATGGGACATACCAGACAAATTATAGAAGATCTAATCTTGATGGTATTCAATTAGACTTTAATCCTGATAACTATAAACCTATTATCGACAATCCTTCTATATCAACTATAGAAGAATTCAATTCTGTTTCAGATTCAGGTTCTTTTGATTTTAATGCTGTTTTAATTTATTATGATGTATACGATCCTAATAATCCTGTCGATGCTGAAACTAATTTATATGGAATTTTATTTTTAGAAGATGTAGAACCTATTTCCAACTCTGCTGGTAAAATTCCAACGTTCAAAAAGTACAAGCCGGATCCTATTACCAAACTAAATGGTAATTCGTATGGCCTTAAAATTAACATTAAGTTTGATACTGATGTTGATAATACAGGAGTAGAATTAGCAGTAAATGACTATTCTTCTTTCTCCCTTTCCATGTTTATGGATGCTGTAAATGTTTTACAGGATGCATCTAAAGCTTTAAATGATCAAACAACAGAGATCATTTCAATGAATACCAGAGTTACAACGCTTGAAGATTTAGTTGTCACTATGGATGACAATACATCTCTTTCTGCAAGGATTAAAGCTCTAGAAGATGCAATGGTAGCTAATCAATCATTATTTAAAAATACACAGGATATCCTAGGATTAATTGAAAGAAATTACTTAATGGTTCAAAATATTCTAAACGGGACTACCAACATCAAGCTTTCTTATGATCTGGATCTAATTAAAAGCGGAACGGGAATAAATGTAGATAGATCTACACCCAATAGATTGGTTTTAAACAATTCAGTTCAGGGATATTCTTTACCTGAGGAAAATGGGTATAATTTTACCATAAACCCAACTAACGGTAACACATTAGTTCTTAATCCTTTTAATAACTATTATAAGCATAAGAATTTTGGACTAACTATAAATTTAAATAACGATCTGGTATTTAAAATTGATGACACTAACAGTCACTGGAAAAAGGGACAATCATTTAGAATTGTCTTTGATGACAAATTGGTTTTAAATGGAAATAATCTTCTAATATACACTGATGCAAAAGGCTCTTATCCTCTTAGTGCACCAGGGGGAATTCCTTATGGAATATTAATTGGAGGATTCACCCAAACAAGTTTTAATTCATCAGACAATAAACCTATATTCGATATAGTTTGTGTTGACGAGAAAAACTTAGTTTTTGAAATAGATCAAATAAGATAAAATGGCAGGTACTAAAAATTCAATAAGTTCACTACTAGCTCAATTTCTAAGACTTCAAAAAAACTCTTTAGAAATTATCAATAAGTTGAGTAACGCTACAACTTCGAAAGAAGATATTGTCAGCGTTGAATTTATTGATGAAAATAATAATGCTAGTACGATCTCGATTCCTTCTTGGGGTTATATTATAAACGAAATTAAGAGATTAGATTCTAATATTAAAAGATTAAGTGGATTAGAAGACGGTGATGCAAATGTTAGAAATGCAGACGGGACTGTTTCTAGAATTTACGAAGCTAAACCTCTATTAGATCCTATAGCCCCTGCTAATTTGCAGGTTCCCTCTAATTTTAAATTTAGAAGCAATCATTTTTTTGAAAGCTTTTTAAATCCCCTTCTATTTGTATCTTTCAATCTGGATGGACAGGTTGATTCTGAAACGAAAAGAGTTTTTGTAAAAAGAATTATAGCAAATACTTTTACTGACGCCCAAAAAAATTGGTTCGATACCAATTTAAAGGGTAGAAATGATATCAGTGACTCTGATTTAATGAGTGCTCTTACCGGGGAGGGAATAACTTACACTATAGACGAATCCCCAGAAGACTTACCTCTTAGGGTAATTAGATACAAGGGAAACTTTGCTGTTTTAAGAGTATTTGATACGATAGTTCCTGTGACAATTGGTGGACAAGTTGTTAATCAAACTGTAAGGAAATATAAATTAGATACTATCACATACAAGGATCTAATTTCATCTGGATTAAATTCTGACCGACAAATTAAAGTAGGGGATCAATTAATGACTAAAGGAGGAAGTAAGCTAGAGGTTACTTCCATAGATCTTTCTGAATTAACCGTTGTATTAAAAAGAATTAGCGGATATGATCCAGTTCCAATTGGTGAGGGTGCACTAACCCTATCTTCTGATATACTTTCACCCCTTCAAGTTAATGTTAACATTGGACACGATGAAAGACAGGGGGTTTTTATTAAAGCCATTAACGATAATCACCATGTTACCGGTTCTACGTATAGTAACGGCGTTATTTTTTATTCCAATGAAATGATTATCGGAACTTCAAACGGAAACATGACACTTGATGAGTTTTATAAAACTCAAGTTGCAGATTTCGGGTCTCAATTTTTATCTAACACCAAAGAAAAGGTAATACCTTCGGTATATGGTTTAGTCCCAAATGTTCCAGTACTTAATTCTTCTAATTTTAAAGTTGTACAAATTAACAAGCAGATCACTCAGTCTACAACATCTGAAAAATTTGCTGCAGCGGTTCAAAATAAGGTTAAGCTTCAAAACGAAATTGATGCAATTAATAAATCTATAGATCAAACAAGAAGTGAGCTTGCAGATTTAACTATAACATCAGTCACAAAATCTACTGCATCATCTAGAGAAAGTTTAATAGCAAAAATTGACAGTTTAACTAGAGAAAAATCTACTAAGACCTCTTTGTTACAAACTGTGATACAGGATCTAAATAATCTTTCTAGTGCTGCACCAGAAGTTACAGAAGCTCCTAAATATAGAGTAAGAGGATTTTGGCCAATTCCTTCCCCAATAGAGGATGGAAAATCAGGATCTCAAAGTGTTATACAATTCAGAGTAAGATACAGATATTTAACTAAGCAGGGTAACGCTACTAATGCGGAAGAGATTAAATTTTCGGATAACGACGGAACTGAAAGAAGAGCAACGTACAGTAACTGGATAGAGTATAAAACAGATATTAGAAAAAAGTCCTATGACTCTGTAACTAAAAAATATTTCTGGAAAGACGAAGATGTTCAAGATGCTGATCTTCCTAACATTAATCAAATAGATATTCCTGTAACATCTGGAGAAAAAGTTGAAATTAAGGTATCATCTATTTCTGAAGCTGGCTGGCCTATGAATCCTTTAGAATCTGATTTTTCTGGATCTGTTATAATAGATTTTCCAGAAGAGCTTTCTGTCGGAAACACTAACGAACAGTATGTTACACAAAACTCGAATGACCAGGTTTTAGTTTCCCTTCAGCAGGATTTAACTTCTAGAGGATTAGATTCGCATCTATCAACAGCATTTAATAGTGGAGATAAATATTTTGCCCACGTAGCTGATACCATATCTTCAGGATTTTTTGATAGTACAGGAAGATCTCTGGATTTATATCAAAAAATATTAGCTATGGATAAAGAGATAGCTTCATTAAAAGCATTAATATCTGTAGCTAAAGGAGTACTTACTGTTTATATTAAGAGCGGAAGCGATCTAATAAAAGTTAATAGAGGATCAGTTGTTGAACTATTTGCTGGATATTATGACGAGCTAATAGATTTAACTAACTTTTCAAATTATGGAAAAATAGTTTCTGTTCTGTATTCTATAGAACTTAGAAATGAAACTGCTTCACCATTAGAGCTTGCATCTATTATTCCAGGAGGTCAAAATGTTATGTCTCTTGATAACACTAGTACTACTGCAACTCCGGATTATGCTACTAACAGAAAATATGATTTATCTCCTATTTCTTTAACAAGCATAAAACCCCTTGATGTAAGACCAAACCTAACAGGAAGAAATTCTTATATTCACGCATCTCCTTTCCAATCTGCGAATGCAAATTCTCAATTCATTTATCCTAGATTTAAATCGGTAGGATTTGATGATGATTTATATTTCACTCCAAAAACAGGATTAACTTGGAATTCTGAAAGCGGGGTTAGTGGTGTTCCGGTAGATGGAGGAAGTTTAATTCCGTTTAAGCCCGGAGGTACTTCCACTCCTGGAACAGCTAATGCTAATATTTGGAACGGATCTTATGCATCCGGATCTCCTGTTGGAAACGGAAAGTTAAATGAGTTTTGCGTTCATATTTCGCATCCTACAATCGTGAATGAAGCTACAACAACATCTAAAAGTTTTGAGAATTTAATTCGTCCAATACAAGGAACCAGTGGATTTAATTACCCATCTTTTAGACATTCACTAGGATTTGAAGCTTCTTCTACCGATACATTGTTTGTTAATACAGTAACAAACCAGACCAAAAATTATCAGCAGCTTTCTTATAACCAGATTGCTACAAACTCTTATGGAGCTACTGGTGCAAATACCTCATATCCAGAAAAGCTAGGATTTAGTTCAGATGATGAATATTTGGTCGGAAAATATTCTTGCGGATCATATCTATTTATGTCTCCTTCAAGTCACTCTACGATCCAAGTTGAGGGTTCAACAACTCTAGCAACAAAAACGCTTTCTTCTGGTGAAGAAAATTCTATAGTTATACCCGTCTTATTCCAAATGAGATGTCAGGATAAACTTGGCTATATAGGAGGATTTAGAAATAGCGGAGCGATAAGAAATATTACCTACACTAAAAAGATAGGGATAGATATAAAAGTAAATAATGAAGAGTTATTTTCTTTTGACTTGTCAGTCTCAGGAAGCTATACTAAATCAGCATTAGCTTCTCCAACATATTCAAGTTTTAGAGACAGACTAGGAATAAGAAGACTCATCGAGGCATAACTATAAATGGCTACAAAAAAAGGAAAATATAAGTCATCGTTCGGGGTACTTAGATCTAATCCTAGGATTTCTGGTAACCTGAAGATCAGCGTTGATTCATCAGGAAATCTATGGTTTAATTCTATAGATTCAAATGATGAAATGTCTAAAAACCAATACAAAGGATATAGAATATCCCCCGATGGAGATTTTGCTCAGGATGTTTATAATTTCTTTGATGAAGGAAAAACCCCCGGGGATTTTGTTTTTGGTCTAAAAAACGAAAAAAGCCCAAAAGATACTTATACCTCCACATTAAGCGATCAATTTGATGGATTTTATCACGCAGGAGCGAACCCCTTAATATCTAATCTATACGAGGAAGAATTTTCATTCCTTGCTCCAATCAGAGTACAGAGGGATTTGCCTAAGTATTTTGTAATATTTAGAATAACCGATCCGATAGATTTTTCATATCTAATACCGGTTACATCTTTAACAGTTGGAAAAACCTATAAGGTAGTTGAAAAATATGGACTTGATAAAAACTCTAATTCTTATCTTCCATATAAAATAAAATCTAGCGGTACGGAATATTCCTCCGGGGAGATTTTTGTTGCTAGTTCTACTGGGTTTGATTTAGTTCAGGGTCAAGGCGATGTCATCCTTTTGGATTCAAATTATAACATACAATTCATAGGTGATGAGCAGGACCATTTTATAGAAAACATCTTACCAAAGTCCAGAATAGTTGCAACATATTCATTGCAGGAAGATTCTAAATTGGGAAAATATCTTTCTAAAATAAGGTCTAATATAAACTATACCCAGTCATTAATCGATGTTAAATTTGAGAAAGATTCCCTAACTACATACAATGGGGTCTCTATAAAGGACGGGGTTTTCTGTAAAAAGGGAGAGTATCTAAATTCTGTTTTTTCTGCTGATGCACCCATTATTGAAACTGATGAACTAATAACTGATGGATTTAAAAGAAATGGGGTTATTTCCCATAGTATATTAAATCTAGAGTTTCTTTTTAATGATCCTGATGCAGACCTATACAGTATCAATAGATATTATGGATTTTACGTCGATGATATAAAAACGGGTACGTTTAGATTATCAGCGGATTTATTTTTTAATAATTCCGCATCTGTTAATAATTTTCCGGAGCCAAAGTCACCTTATCAGATATCTGATAAAATGACATCTTCTTATTATCAGCAGAATGATAATGGATTAAGACTTTTCGTTGATCCTGATTCTATATGGGGTTACGTTCCTACATCAGACGATGTTCACACAAACGAAAGATTGAAATCTTTTTATATCAAAGATAAGAATAGAAATTTTTATTCATATAAGCAGATAAAAAATTATTCAACGGATGCAACCAATTCTGATAAATGGGGAACAGGAACCACTCAAAACGATTTATTAATAATTAGTAATAAACTTGTTGACCTCTCTGTTTTTTCTGGGCCAAATTCATTGAAAACAAAAGAATATAAGGGAGAAATTTCAGAAGAAACTGGTAGGTCATATTCCGTTATTAAAATTGATGGTCAATTGCTACCAAATGACGCTATAGTTTTGTACCATCCTTTTGGAGTTAACCAAATCGGGAACAGAAGATTTGATTATTTTGTAGCATCAGAATTAACATATGTCAGAGGAGGATGGGGACCTGGAAGTTTTACTGATGAAGGGGGAGTTTATTATTTTCATCCATTTGGAACCAAATCACAAATTGCTGAAGCAATAGCAGGGGTTTTAAATAGTGTAAATTATAAATCATATAGAGCATTTGCAATAGGAAATGAAGTTATTATAAGAACTTCAGGTTCGGATGAAACTAACAACAATCTTTTTTCTTTATTCTCGTATAGGGATTACTATAATAAACTTTCCTTCGACAGAAGGGGAAAGATTTTCTTTAATGATATAGATGTAAACGATCTAACCACGGATTTAAAATTTATCGGGGGTTCTAAGTATTCCAATACAAGGATTAAAATTAAAAACGAGGACGCCTATAAACTTTCAGTTGATAGAAGTTACATTAAGACGAACTTCGGCCTTTCAAAAGTTAAGTTTATAGGGAAGTGTGTTGACTATAGTGATTCAGAGCTTCAATACAATACCATAAAAGATTATTTAACACACTCGATAGTTGAAATCCAGGATAACACCCATACAGTTTTAAGGGGATCCCTTGGAACTATTATAACTGAAGAATTAGTAGATATTGAGACTGGGGTATTTTCTTTCTATCCAACGAAAGATCTTGATGTGGACTTCTGGAGTAGCACATACGGAAAAACCCCGACAGAAGAATACTATAGATATATTGATGTTCAACCTGACGGAATAACCCCGATTTACGAAGGAATTGATTATGCGGTTGCTAATGGATCAACTGTTTCTTATATGGGAAGCACATACGGTCCAACTGGCAGTTACATATTTAGAGGAGGAACTGCTTCTAATTACAGCTTAATTTCCGGTAATAATTCAGGGAAAGCAAATGTTGTTCCTTTGATGTATGTTAAAGATCTTAATCAGGCTAGGTTTTTTGGTTTCAATGATCCTCTTCCAGATTTAGATAGATTTCCCGGTTTTGCAGGATTGCAAGAAATTAAATATCTTGACGAAGCATCTCAGATCTCTTCAAAAAGGGATCAAATGAATTTTGGTAAGGTTGATAATGAGTATGACGTTTTAAAAGAAAATTATCTTAGATCACTGGTTACAAGATCGAGGGTAACACCATACATTACCAAATGGGTTTACGAGGGTGGAACTGATGTAAGAGGGAATGATTATAGATTAAATTCCAGTTCCGCTTTTACACCATTAAATTTTTCCCCTGGATTTTTCAGTCCAGGTAGAGATCCTTTATATTTTACAAATGAATGGTATGTATTGGAAACCCCTCCAATATCAGCTACTTCAAACCTGATAAAGTCTTCTTCCAATTATTGTGCAGGTTCATTTTCTTTATCCTCTGTTCAAAACGCAGATCCTGCTAGCGAGGATTATTTCTTAAATTATTTTACTGTAGACGGGAAAGATTTCTACGATCTTGATAATGTTAGATTTAGTTCTGTTGAATCAAAACCAATAGAGCAAAGATATACATGGTTTACATATGATAATTCTTCAGGATTTTCCGAAACCCTCTACAGAGGGGTAAAAGTAAGAATCAAGGAAAGAACTGAAGCTTCTATCCAAACCAGAGAAACTAATTTGTTTAAAACTGGTGATCAGAAATTTAATGATTACAAATTCTCATGTATTTTAAGAGCTGTAGAGGATCCGGATCCTTATGGAGTAACCTCTCCAGTGACATTTCAAGTACATCAGAACGAAGAATTTAAAACTGTCACATTCATAATTACCTTGATAGTATCTGATGTTAGATTTGTAGATCCTGAAAAGTTAAAAGATATTCTATATTTGGCATCAGGTCCAGCAGATGTATCTCAATCAAATTCAACTGGATCCTGGTATTTTAATCCTACTGGAATACACGGAGGTGCGGATTATTTTGGTCTATATTCTCTTTCTAATAAATTAAGACATAAGGTAACGGGAGGATCAGGAACTGATGAGTATTCTAGAATAACATCAAGTCCAGCTGGTCTGCTTAATTCAGATCTTTCCTATGTTAAGTTGAGTTCGGGATTGAATTTTTCCAGTCTTGCAACAATTGGAATTCAGTCAATAGTAAGTTCAACTACAGTGGACGGAACGGGTATAGCTGCAATAGCAACAAATCCAAATTATGATACAGATTTAAGGAATGAAGTTCAATTCTATTCCCCTACTACCCCAGTAAATTCTTTTTCACCAGGAAGCAGGCCTGCTAATTATCTTGACACGTTTACTCTTTTTTCTCCGAAATCCGGGGATCCTGGAGCTTATTGGTACAGAACCCCATGGATTACTGGTGCTGGAAAAAATTACGTAAACTTTAGCGAGATTAGCTATGTTGGGGGTTATTATTTTGATTTTTCTAATCTGGGATATACTCCCCCTAGTTTTACTTCTGTACCAGTTCCTGTCTCTTATAATATTTTTTCTGCGAGAGCAGTATATCAAGCAGGAGCAGGTCAAAGCTACTGGGATTCTGTTTTTGATAAGATAACGTTCCCTGAAATCTATAAACTATTTTTGAATAATAGTCCATACATAAAATATACAAAATCTTATTGGAATACCACAACTCAAAGCACAGTGGTAACTTCAGATACCTTTGTTTTAGAATTCATAAAACCATCATCCTTCTTACAGACAAACAAATTAATTCCTGTGGAGGAAAATTATAAACCTGAATCTTTTTCCAATGTTAATGTTGGATATGATTTAGTTTCCGAAGATGATGTGACTGAATTTTTTAGATATGGCGGTGGATATACTCCGAAGTTTTTAGAAATAATACATTTTAAAAATACCAAGAATGATTTCTTAGTTTCTGATAGAGATACACCAACTTCTCCTAGTTTACAAATAGATGTTTCTATTTCGGAAAAAATACCAGGATCCCCCTATTATGGTGTAGGATCTAGCTATGAAATATCAATCGATGGAAAAACCCGAAAAAAAATAAGATTAGTCAGGGGAAACACATATAACTTTGTTTTTACCAATTTTGTTAAAGATAGTGTTCCCTCGTATTCAGGTTCTTCAACATATTCAGAAAATTCTGTGGTGGATTATCTGGGAAATCTTTATATCTCATTAGCAAATTCAAACACAGGAAACACCCCAACTTCTTCCCCACTTTGGTGGACATCTTATTCGGTTGTTGCAAGAAAGGATTTCGTTCTTTCCATTCTTAAAAATAGTGGGGAAAGCGCTGATGTATATTCGAAAGGATTTACATACTCGGGTGTAACTGGAGCAACTTTTATCGTTCCTCAAAATGCTCCCGATGAAATATATTATGAGTTAAAAGATGAAAGTTACTCTGGGGGATCCTCCTTAATTGCAGAAAGCTTAGAATATAAAAACGTAACATTTGGATCCAATAAGGATAATTTTGGAAAAGTTAAGAATGTTAATTTCTATAAGTATGCAAAATCTAATCCCTTCCAAGTAGATCCGCAATCCGGATATAAAGCGGAATACCCGCTCATAGGAGAATCCCCTATAGGTATAAGAGACACGTTTATTTTTGAGAGCACGTGGGATCCTGGAAGATATAGAGAATACAGTACAGGAAATAGTTTTAGTTATATCCCAGGAACTAAAAATATGATAGAACAGAAAAATTTCTTCGGTAGTAAGGTGATGAAAACACCAAACACCATAAGGGAAGATTTTCAACTAAAATATTCCTCTTCGATTTCTGATGTGTTTAGTGTTAACAAGGACCTTTATCCTAAGTATGAAATCCTTTGGGAAGAAACTGAAACCGAGATAAAGGCTCTTTTAATAGTTGAAAGAACAGCTATAAAGCATTTTCAAGAGGGGGGAATTGATAAAAAATTTAGTGAAATCTTGGTTCCTGAATTTGGTATCGGGGACGGAACTATCCTATCTGATGACATTGACGAATATTTAAAAAACAACGTTCTTCCCCAGTATGAAACTAAAGAGATAGTGGTTTATATTAAAAAGATTAGAAGAACTGAAGGAGTAGATTTGGATCCTATAATTACAAATTTAAGCAATTATGAAAAGATATCTTCCGGATTTGTGAAGACAAATAACAATGATATTAAAAAACGTAGCCAGTTAGAATTTGAGTATAGGTTGCAGAAGGATCCAACATATGATTATTCTGTCGCCTTCTCTTTACTGGTCGGAAAGATATAAGGATATATAAAATTAATTTAGATAGAAATGCCACTTATTAATATTTTAAATGTTCTTCCGGGAGACTCCCAAACAATCTTGATAGACAAGATTAATTACAATTTTGATCAAATCTTGACGGCTGGTGGAGGACCCCAGGGACCTCAGGGAATAAGAGGCGCTACTGGAGCTATCGGACCTCAAGGTATACAAGGACCAACCGGACCCCAGGGACTAAGAGGAGCTAGATGGTATGTCCAACAAACAGCACCAGCAATCGGGAATCTTTATAATACTCCTTGGGGAGAGCCTGAACTTGGAGACTATTGGCTTTCAGATAGTACAGATACAAATCCTTATGGGATCTATGTCTATGATGAAACTTCCCCGGGAAGTGGATCGTTAACTTGGCAATATTCTGGCGTATTTTTTTCTAACACGTCCGCATTTGTTCCTGTTGATAATACGAATTTAACTGACGATAGAGTATTAATTCATGATACTAATTTTAGCCACAAATATGGATTATTATTAAGCGATAGAGGGGGGACAGGTGCAGATCCTAGTTATCAATATACTGAACTTAATAAGTTTGGATTAAATGGCGAAAGAGCTAAACTTAAAATTGCAACGGATCCTAGTTCTAATATAGCTTCATTGATATCTTTCGGAAGAGCTAATCAAGACGAAGCTAATAGAACAAGTGCAGGTTTTAGCCAGAGCAGAAATCCAAGATTTAGATGGAAAAATCCAGGAGCTGTTACAACTGATTATGATATTGAATTTTTTAGCCCCGGAGGCAGTGTGTCTTTTCTAGCTGCTTCAAATAGTTTTGACGTTCAAGCATCAAGAGTTAATATTACAGGTGCTAACTGGATCAATGCTACAGGAGGATCTATAAGACTTAGAAGATCCTCAGGAAGCTTTGTTAACAGTGGAGTCGGTACATACTTTGCCGATGGGACGGAAATGAGGTATTCTCCAGATTATACCAACAGTGTCGGTAATTTTATAGTTGGTGATGCTATTACAACTCAAGGAAACAAAGGAATAATTCTTTCCAATTCAGGAGCTACTAACGGAAGAAATGTTATCTTCAAAAGTGGGAACACTGCAGTTGGTAGTGTTTTTGGTGGACTAATGGCGGAGAAGGCAGCGGATAGCGTTGCTATTGCAGGAGTTTCATTTGCTCTTGACGGCTCTGCCTCAACCGAAACAAGAATCGATTTATCAGTAAGTAATACTTCAGGTAATAATGTTACGAGACTCAGATTAGACAAAGATGGTAATTTACAATTTAGATTTGGGATTTTTACCGGATCTACGAGAGATGGATTAGTTTACATGCAGGATTCTGCATCAGGGGAATCTGGTGCTAATCTAACCATCAAATCTGGAGCTGGTACTGCAGCTCCTGGCGGAAATCTTTATCTATATGGTGGATTAGGAGCAGCAGGAAGCACAGGGGGTAATGTAGTAATCCATCCCGGTCCAGTCCTATCTGGCGGTGGATCTAAAGGAGGAAATATTTATTTACATCCTAGTCAATCTAATAAGACTAATGTTACTGGTGTTGCTATAGGAATTTCAGATAGTGTATCAGTAGACGCTGCTTTAGTTGTTGCTGACACTAACAATGGAATATCTGGTGGTGACATTCTTCAATTAAAAACGTATGCACAAAATGCAACAGGAGCTCACTTCTTTGGATTTGATAGTGATGGATATTTAACAAAAGGCCTTCCTTTCAATGAAACAACAATTCCTCTTCAAACAAGTCCTAATAATTTAGATTACTATGAAGAGGGAGATTGGTCTGGAACATTGGCATTAAATCCAAGAGTAGCACAAACAGGATGGAACTCAACCAAATATAAAATAGTTAAATCCAAATACACAAGGGTTGGTGATACAGTTGATATTGATTTTGTAATTAAGATTGATTCTCTTTCTACATCTATACCAGCACCAGCAACTGCTAGTAATGGCTATATGTACATAACAGGGTTTCCTTATTCTGCTGACTTCTCTAATGTTAGACTGGGAACATCTGTAACTGACTTTCTGACACCAGCAATGCCGGTTGTTGGTTTAAAAGCAACAGGTTTTGCTGGTATCGGATCAACTCCAGCTGGTACTATAATGCCTTGGCCTTCTTTAGATTTACCTAATGGATGGTTAGAATGTAATGGACAAGCGGTTTCTAGGTCTACTTATTCTTCTCTTTTTGGAGTTATTGGAACTACCTACGGATCTGGGGATGGAACCACAACATTTAATTTACCAGATTTAGGTGGTAAGTTCATCAGAGGCCTTGGAGGAAATGCATCATCACTAGGAACAACACAGAATGATGAAATAAAATCACACACACACTCCTTAGAAACCAATCGAAGATTAGTTGGAACTGAAGATAGAGGAACCTCTTTATCAGGCAGTGGATCTGATGCTGTTTCTTCTAACAATCAAGCAAACGTCTTTGCTAATGGTATAGCATCAACTGGAGGCACTGAAACCCGTCCTGTAAACATGGCGATGAACTATATAATTTACGCTGGTTCATCCTCTGCTATACAGGAGTTAGGAGGAGCGTTTATCAGTGAAAGTTCTGATTCTAGACTTTATATTTATAGCAGTGGAGGAAACTTAGGAATTAATTCAATCCCTGGTGGATCTACTTCTTATATACATGGAAGCTTCAGGTATTTTACTACAAGTTCAACTAAATATACTGCAGCTCCACCTCCTAGTCCAACACCTACACCTACGCCGACTCCAACACCGACACCTACACCGACGCCAACACCGACGCCGACGCCGACACCGACACCTACACCGACGCCTGCTCCAACGCCTGCTCCTGTTTGTTTATTTAATAGCGGAACAACGACGATTAACCAGGCATCTCCTGGACCTGTTAATTCCTCTTGGATAATTAATTCTCCGGGTGCTTATTTACAATTAACTGCGTTCGGTGGAAGTTCTTTTGCTGGTGAGGCTGATACTTTCCTACAGATTACTGGTATTACTGTTCCTGATCCTTCACCAAATATTATTAGTGCTTATTCTATTGGTGCAAATCCAGTTTCCCAAACAATTTGGTTGGATCCTGGAAATTACGTTGCTTCTCTATATGGTTCCTTCACTATTAGTAGTGGATCTGGAACAGTAAGTTGTGTTTAATTTAAACTATCGAGAATATGAAGATGTCTTTTAAGGAGATTGAAAAAATAAAATCTATAATGACTAATTATAGGGAGATTCATGATGAGCTTTCCTCATACGAAAAAGAATTGGACAGAATGAGCGAGAACGAATCTGAAAAAAATGAAAATAGGATCATCCATTTAGGAAATAAGATAAAATCGTGTATTAAATCCTTAAACATCCAAAGGACAGATGAAAAAAGTATGTATGTTGAGCTAGAAAAAAAATACGGGCCTGGACAAATAGACGTTAAAACGTTCGAATATAAAAGATAGCTATGAAAAAAATAAAAGAAGAAGTACAACAAGAGATTGAAAAAAAGGTCGAATCTGTACAAAATTTTAAAAATAATAATAAGAAACTACTAATAGGAGCAGGATTACTAATATTAGCATTCCTGATATATGGTACATTTAGTAACGATTATCACAAAAAAGAAATTAAAGCTTTAGAAAGTGAGATCAGCGAAGTTCAAGAAAAATTTGAAGCAGCAGTAGAGGAGAAAGAAAGGCTCAGAGATTCTTCTGAAGTTTATGAGAATCTGGCTGAGCAAGCAGGAGAAGAGGCTGACAAATTTAGAGCAAAGGCCGCAAAAGAAAAGAAAGACAAGGAAGCAGCTTTAGCAGCTTTACAAAATCTACCAAAGGATGTAATTGACACATTTTTCATAAAAAGATATGCAGAAGTTCCTAAATCCGATGTAGGACTAGAACTAGATAAAAATGTCGGTAATGCGATAGTTATAGAGCTAGTCGAAAAGGATCACTTAGTTGGAGAATTAAAGACAGCAGGAGACCTAACTAATTCTCTAACAACTCAAGTTAATACGTTACAAACCTCTTTAAATTTTTCCAAATCTGCTCTTGTGAGTGCTGATTCAGCAATTATAGCAAGATCTAAGCAATTTGAATTACAGCAGCAGGTATCAGATCTACTTAAGCAGGATCTAAAAACTGCCAAGAAAAAAGCATTCTGGAACAAGATCAAGGGAACTGCTGTTGGCGTGGTAATTGGATTAACAGTCGGTTTGATTGCAGTTAAATAATGGGGGATATAAAAATCTCCGGAAGGCGTGATGTGATATTATCACTCTGTAATAAACTTGATATATAAGAGGATATGTCAAGTTTTAACTATACTAGCAAATTTTTTAGTCTATCTCCATATTTACTTATGGAGTATAGATATGGTGTTCAGCCAAATCCCGAATACCATCAGGTTATTTTTGGGCCCTCTGTAGTTGGCTTTGAAAAAATGGTAAACGGATATTTTAATAATGCCGTACAGATAACAAACAGAAACGAGGACACACAAACAACTGGTAATGTTAGGGACAGAAGTTCTGTACAAATATCACAAAACACGTTTGTTAAGCTTGACATTGATCGATTAGTACAGTATTTAGACTATGATGATAAATTAACGGATCCTGCGAATCTTCCAGTTACGTTTGATACCAATTTAAATGTTTATTACGATACTATCAGATACCACTTTTTAAGTGGATTTGATTTCGGTTTAAGTGATGGAGTAATCATGCAAGTCCAGTTCCAGGAAAGAAATGGTAAAAAGTGCACAGTATCGCAGGTAACTTATGAAACTGGAGATTTAGACATAACAACACCCAATCCGAATCCCATATACTTTAATGCAGGAATTTATGATAATTATGTAGAGGTTAAAATACCTTCTTATTCAAGTATAACATATGAGTATGACACTCAAGCTGGATCTGGATTAGAAAGTGGAACAGTAGCAGCAAAGATCAGCTCAGACGGTAAGGGATTTATTAGAAATCAGCCTTTCACCGTTAGTCTTTATGAAATAGAGAATACGCAAGAATTAAATGGCTTCTATTATTTCTATACAGCTTTAAATAGTATTGCAACAGTTACTCCTTTTGATGAATACGGTGATTTAGCTGCTAATGTTGTTGAAGATAACGACTTTGATTATTTTAAATATTATCCAACTTGGAAAGAAAACTTCATTGAGGATTTTATTTATACCGAAAGTTCTCTAGGTAATATTTATTACATCATACATGATTTAGAAGTAAAAGAGCAGGTAGGACAAAGACAAATATCAACACAAAAATTACAGCTTCTTCAGGATAAAGATTTTAATTCACCTTATATCTATAGGCCTGTAATTGTAAATCCTAAAGCAACCAGCTTTAGTATTATTTACACTATGAGATTGGTGAACAAGTTCAGTAATGTTTCTATCATGAGGATAGCATCGGTTACAAGCACTGAAGTTGATAAGTATGGACCTTCAATAAAGAAAATAAATCTTTTACATCAGCCTTATCCTCAAAAAGTTTATAACAAAGTAACAGAGCCTGTTGTATCTAAAGCATATACATTAAATGTAAATCCAATTGAAAGGGTAATTACGAAATATGTTCCTGCTTTCTTTGAAAGAGAATCTGTAAACATTTCTCAAGAGGATTTGACAATTGATAATTTAGGAGGATTAACACAATCAACAACTACTGATGCAACTATTGCATATGGACAGGGAAAATCCAAAATAGTTGTTAACCCTTATGATAATTATTATAAGTTTAGAATATTCATCAAAAATGAAGGAAAAGAAAATACTGTTTTAGATCTTGGATCTAATTCTGATTTTTATCTTGTTTTTGAGGGGGGTGACAATAAAACTGTTAAAATATCAAGTATGACTGACAGTACTTTCCAAAATCCAAGCAAGGGAGAATTAGTTTTTAAACTTGTAGAATCTGAATCTAAAAAAATATCTGCATTTAGTTCACGCGATTTTCATATAGTTTCTAAAACAAACAATGGAATAGAAACATCTGTTTATCACGGAACTTGGATATTACCTTCTGAGAGAGATCAAAAACCAGTTGCAACCACAACCGCTACTCCTGCACCTGCACCTGCAGTTGTTGAAATAGCTCCTTCCGTTATAACGCAAGAACCGGTAGTCGATATAATTCCTCAACAGCCTAAAGATTACTTTGATATAGAAAAAGATCAGGTTGTTTTAAATGTTGAGCCCGTAGTTAAACCAATATTAACAGTCGAAGAACCCGTTATTAAACCTAAACAACCAATCAGATATAACATCGACACTCTATCCAATTTAATCAGTATGGACGAAACAGCGGGTAAGAGTGTTCAGGAAATTGCTGATTATTATACAATACCAGGAAGACCTGGGAATGATCTGTTTGAGGGAATGAATAATAAATTCTTCTTAAATGCAGTCAGATTAGTTCATCCAGATTCTAATGGAATCAGAAGCTCAATGTTTAACCAATACTCTTCTTATCTTGGAGAAATTTACGAGCCTTATGAATCTGTTAGATATCCAGTTGGCGGGGGAGGAGGAAGTAGATTTATTGATTATGATCAGATGGGTTTAAAACCTAGTAATGATATGGGACAACAGTTCTATTTATAAATTTTGTTTGAAAACTTATGTTATTAAATTCAAGACAGAATGCTTTTATATTTAACCTCCCAAAGGGATTTTATTCGTCCAAACTGGAAGAAAAGTATTTAGCTTACGTTAAAAGAATGCCAATTCCTTATGACACACTGAAGGATTTTATGAATTCAACAATTCAACAGGTATCTTTTCCGACATTTCAAACCATTGATACTGTCGAACAAACTAGACCTGGGGGATATAAGCAGAACTACAAAAGTGCAACCACTATACAAAATCTAATCAGAAGAGATTTCAACGTCACATTTAAGCTTGGGGAGGGATTCATCAATTATTGGATTATGTATGAAAGCATAGTAGATTTTTTAGATTTTCAAAACGAGAACGAATACCTACCAGATTTAACTCTTCATTTGTTAGACCATGAGGGCATTATTATGTCCACTGTGAAATTTCAGCAGCCGATATATACATCGCTATCTGAAGTACAATTGAACTATTCTAGCACGACACCTCAGTTCTCCACTTTTAGTGTGGGCTTTAGATGTAACTACGTCGATATAAAATTAGAAATTGGGTAAAAACATTATTGGGGTGGATTTTTCTTTAAATTCCCCAGCCTGGTGCTCCCTTAGCGAGCATGGGGCAAACTGGGGATCTTGCCACAGAACAACCAAAAAGATTGGGAATATTCTTGCAAAGGAGGGATCTCCTTTTAAAATATTCGGGGAAGATTCTAATTTTACCCTTACTGTAAGGGAAAAAAGCAAGATTGAAGGTGAATATTGGGAGATAGAAAGGATCAAACTGGAAAACTTTTCTATCATAGCTGATAATTTCATGATGACTCTTATACCCTTTATAACTGACGAATCTGTGGTATTCATGGAGGGTATTTCATTCGGAAGCTCTGGAAATTCTCTTATTGATATTTCCATGTGTACTGCTTTGGTAAGAGAGAGGATAGCTGAATTGGTAGGATACAAGAATCTTTATGTTTATTCTCCTACCGCAATTAAAAAATTTGCCCTCAAGGGTAATGCAAAAAAGGACGAACTTTATTTAGCTCTTATAGATAAATACGGTGAGGATAATCTCCTAAGTCCTCTTGTTTCTCCGTTGAAACAAAACAAGGATATCTGGATTAAAAAAAACAAGGAAGTGGAGACCCCGTGTTCAGATTTGATAGATGCCACTTGGATTAGTTTATACGGAAAACAAATTTTAGGGGAAACTTTTTGAGACACTTAGGTATAACTTAGGAATCAATTTTAGTTAATTTAAAAAAATTTAGAAAAAACATGGAAAATTTTGACATTTTTAGTTTGGACAATGAGGACTTTCTGAAACCAGAACCCCAAGCTCAAGGCGGCGACGCTAACATTTACAAACCCTATCCAGAACTTGGAAAGGACGGAGTTTATAAATCTTTGATTAGATTCCTCCCAAACATCGCAAATCCCAAAAAATCTAAAATCCACAAATATTATGTGTGGTTGAAAGATCCAGTAGACAACAGTAACTTTGTTGCTGACTGTCCATCAACTGTAGGTAAAAAATCAATACTAAAAGACATCTTCTGGAAGTTAAAAAACTCTCCATCTGCTAAGGATCAAGAGCTTGCTAAGTCTTTCTCGCGTAAGGAGGATTACTATGCATTGATTCAAGTAGTTAAGGATCCAAGCAAACCTGAATTGGAAGGCAAAATTATGGTTTTCAAATTCGGTAAAAAGGTTGCTGATATGATCGAGCAACAAATTAAGCCAGAATATGGTACTCCATGCAACCCTTTCGATCTGTTTGAAGGTAAGAATTTTGGTGTGCATGTTAGAAAAGTAGGGGATTGGAACAATTACGATCTTTGCCAATTTGTTGGTGAGAAAGGGCCAATTTCCATCGGAGGATCTCCTGTTGAAAAAAGCGAAGCTGATCAAAAAAGAATCGTTGAATACTTAAAAGCAGGTCCACAGGATCTAGTTGAAAAATACGATTACAAAGAATGGAGCGACGAAGACAGGGAAAAAATTAACTCAATTATTCGCAACACCATTCCAGACGGAAGAATGTTATCTGAAATCTTCTCAGGATCCCCGGATTCCAAACCATCTGCATCAAGTGCCAATCCAAACCCGATGAAAAAGGAGGTCAAAAAGTCTGCTGAAGCAGATTTCTTCTCCGATACAGAAAGTCTAGAAGAAGCTGAAGCAATGCAACCAGCATCACCTGCTAAGAAGACTTCTGCATCTTCTGGAAGCTTGGATGATTTGTATAACGATCTCTAATAACATTTATGAGATCTTATGCAAAAATTAGGTTTAGAAAAGGTCAAGGATCTTGTATCCAAAGCTTTGGAGGTTGCCTTTCCCGGAAATCTCCAGAAGCAAAAAATCTATACTTCACATAATAGATTAAACTTTTCCTGTCCCTACTGCGGAGACTCAAATGATCCAAGAAAAAAGAGAGGCAATCTATACGTAGATAGCCTCTCTTTTAAGTGTTATAATGGTGGATGTGGTAAATTCAGAGATTTAATTGGTTTCCTTTTCGATCATGAGCTTGCTCGGGAATTAACCCATGAGCAAATAGAGGAGGCTAAGAATACCATAAATCTGAAGAAAACATCTAGAAGAGTTTCTGCCAGTGTTGATGTGTTTATCTTGGAAAACTATCGGGATGTTCTGGTTTCAAGAGAGGATTACAAAGCTAAATTAAAGCTCATAGAAGTCCCTAGACCGGTCCAGGAATATTTAGTGCAGAGAAATCAGACTGTTGACGAAAAGTACTTGTATGACCCCGTAAAACGGTCTATACACATACTTAATTTGACTTCGGATGGAAAGTTCATATTAGGATTACAATTGAGAAATATGAACAAGAATGCAGTGAATAAGTATTACACTTATAAGCTTAGTGGTATTCATAAAAATCTTTTAAGGAGCAAAGATGCGGACCTTCTTCAAAAAGCAGAAGAGCTAGATCCGATTTCTTTAGTTTTTGGATTTTCCACAGTGGATTTAGATCAACCGGTTACTATTTTTGAAGGACCCTTTGATTCCTTTCTTTTTCCGAATGCAGTCGCTCTCTGTTCGATCAACAATCCTTTTCCCTTTGATATCACTAACAAGAGATGGTTTTATGATGGAGACGATCCAGGAAAGGAAGAGCTAAGAAAGAAGATATGTAGTGGAGAGAGTGTTTTCTTATGGAAGAAATTTCTAGACGAAAACAATTTACCCGACAGGGACAAGTGGGATCTAAATGATGTGGTTGATTATGTTAGATCCAATAAGATCAAAATAAAAAGATTCGAAAAATATTTTTCTAGCGAGAAATGGGACATGATTTTGATTTAACAAAAGAGGAATTAGAAAGGTATAATAGGAAGAAATTCTTATTGAAAGTTCCTGTTTCTTATATGGCTAGTGAGGATTTAGAACTCCCTCAACTGGAGTTTAACTTTACCCCAGAGGAAGTAAAGTTAAACAAGAAGATAGTTACTGAGGTAGTTGATATAAAAAAAGAAAAAAAGAATAAAAGCAATAAGCTTCTATGAGTGATACTATAAGCAATTTCGAAGCACAATTCCAGGAAGAAAGAGAAACATGGACAGAAAGAATTCGTGAACTTTCTGTCAGAATGAGAAACATCAGAGAAATCGGAGAGGTTCAGGTTGAGCTTTATTCGGATAGACAAAAGTTATTGGAATACTCTTTTAAGTTAGGACAAGCTCTAAGTAGAATAAATTCTAATTATCGTTCTGAAAAGAAAAATAAAATGATGTATTACTCAGAGGAACACAACATTAGATATGGCTCTAATGAAAAAACCCACCTCATCGATGGAGATCTGAGTGAAATTAAACACAGGATAGATCTGATTGATAATCACACTAGCTTTATGAATGAGACAATCAAAACTGTTGACCATATGTTATATGGGATAAAGGCAAGGATATCTCTAGAGGAGTTTATGCGAGGCGGTGGGGTTAAATAAGAAAATTTTAGATGCTTAAATTTATAGTTTCAGAAGATTTACAATGGTTACTTTTACAAGACTATGACGAGGAAGTTGAAAGAAAACAACTAGAGATTTCGTTGACTCGTAAAATACACAATCATTTTTTCCATCCTTTAGTGAAAAAGAAACATTGGGATGGAGCTATTTGTTTTGTGGATAAAAGAGGGCCACTCTGGAAAGTTCCTATTGGTCTATGGAGTGAGGTTTTTGATATTGGCGAGAAGTATAAAATAGATGTTGATATCGTAGGTCTAGATCAAATCATAGAAAATGATCTTACATTAGAAGAATTTACCCAGTGGGCCAAAGAATTTTTTGCTGATAAAGAACTGAAGCCCAGAGATTACCAAATAGAGGCTGCGTGGAGAATTATAAAATTCAGATATTCCTGCCTAGAAATTGCGACTTCTTCGGGTAAGACCCTGATTGCATTTATCGTTCTGGCTTATCTTAAGATGGTTAAGCAAGTAAATAAATTCTTAATGATTGTTCCAAACACCACGCTGATTCTTCAAGGATCTGAGGATTTTGAAAGCTATGGATTAAAAGAACTTGATAATTGCGAAATGCAACTAATCCACGGGGGTAATAAAAACAAGATATCATCCGGGCTTATGATAGGCACATATCAGTCATTGGTTAAGCAGGATGAATCTTTCTTTGACGGGGTTGAAGCTGTGTTTGTCGACGAATCACATCAAAGTCATTCTAAGTCGATTAAAGAAGTAGTTTCTAAATGTAAAGAATCTAAATATAGATTTGGTCTTTCGGGAACATTGACCAATAGAAACACTGCAGAGCATCTAACAATTCAGCAATATCTTGGACCATTGGTAATGGAGATCAGTCCTAAATTTTTGTTTGATAATAACTATGCTACTCCTGTTTCCATTAAGGTAGTTAAGATGAATTGGCTTTCCGACGATCTAAAGGAAAAGCTTTATGATCTAAGAACTAACAAGCAAGATTTAGAAGGCAGTGAAATCTTTAATGTGGAAAGAAAGTTAGTTATTTCATCGGATAAAAGAATCAATTATATAGTGGACTTCATTTCTAAAACTAGCAAAAATTCCCTGGTTTTATTCCAATCCGTTGGAGAGGGATATGGAAAAAGAATGTATGACATGCTTAGAGAAATTCAGGCAGATAAAGAGATCTTTTATGTCGACGGAGACACTGAACCTGAAAGAAGAGATTTTTATAAGGGTAAAATGGAAGAGGGTACTAATAAGGTTCTAGTGGCCAGTTTTGGAACCCTTAGTACCGGAGTCTCTGTGAAAAATATTCACAACATTTTCTTGACAGAATCTTACAAATCTGAGGTATTGATCAAACAAAGTCTTGGAAGGGGAATGAGACTTTACGAGGGAAAGGAGAAGGTTAATGTTATTGACTTTGTCGACGACTTTACCTGGAAAGCTTCTGCAAACTACCTAATAAAGCATTCTAATGAGCGTATAGAGATCTACAAGAGGGAAAAGTTCGAATATAAGGTTTATGAGGTTACTCTCTAACGCGTTTCAGATATATAAAATAAAAAAAAATGAAATATATCCGTTCATATGCTTTATATGAGAGTAGTTTGAAGATATTTGAAAAGTACGATTCTTCAAAATACACTAAATATACTGGCCAGTCCGCCGAGCCTGGATGGCAGGATTGGATTTACAATTTTTTCAAAAGCATGCAAAGCAGATTTGAGGGGTTTGATCGTTTTTACCAAAGAGAGATAGCAGTAAAGAAAACTGGAGGTGGTGTAATAGACACCGGCATGGGATGGCTAATTGGAAAAACTGGATCTCTTGCTACTGAGCTAATGGCTAAAATATTTGAGCCAAATAAATTTGCTACTCTGACCGGTCAGGGTTTGCTTGCTCCAAAATCTCCTGCTGATGTGTCTGGAATTAAATCCGCTAAAGACGTTACTCCTGAGCATCATAGATTGCTGAACGATCAGTTTGTTAAAAACGATCTTCCCACAATTTCTAATGATGACCAAATGAAAGATTATATCTTTAATTACTATAAGAAAATAGGGGTTCCTCCTAATTATAATAAAGTTGCTGATGAAGTAGCTGCAACGTATGCAACCACATACTTTAACAATAAAAAATCGCAAGGTATGCTCGCCCAGGGTTTACCTTCTACATTTTAATAGAAACAAAAAAAAATGAAAAAAATAACACAGATTCAAGAAAGCCTTAAGATAGAAAAAGCCAAGGTTATTTCCAAATTAGAGGAAACAAACAAATACCTAACTTTTGCAAAAGGCTATTACAAAAAGCATGGAGTATCTGGTCCTTTTGACGAGAAGTTTAAAAGTGACAAGAAAGCTCAAAAGAAATTTATGGATGACCTAGGTAAAGCTTGGGATGAGCACAAAGAAAAACATGGAATTGTAACCAGCTCAGAAAAGCCCTGGGGTAAGAAAAAATAACCTAATGATCGTAGATATTCTTTACCCCATAATCGAGCATTACATTGGAGATGGAGTAGCGGGGGTTAAAAGAGGACATGATGAAGTTTCCTTTTTAACTATAATGGGTAAGGATGGTAGAATTGAAAAGAATGAAGAAGGCGATTGGGATTTGTTAGTAGAGGAGGAAAAAGTTGCCGAGATAGAGGATTCTTTATTTTCTATTTTCTGTGAGGCAAAGAAACAACCCCCAATAGATGTCTATTATAAAAAACTATTAAAAGTAAAAAGAAAAAAACTAAATTATAGATCTAGCATTTTGGTAGAACAACTCGTTAAATCTTTGGAAATGCTAATGCTTAACATGGAAGTTAAATTGAAGAATCCAATAGCAATAGGACCATTTTTAGTTTTTACTTCTATGGGAAGAAAAGACATTATCGTATTAAATTAATATATGGCAGGGATTAAACAACTAAGTGAAGTTTATAAAAAGCAAGGAGCAGAATTCATTGACAATTTATTTGGAGATGAAGTTACAGTTTCTGAAAAATTGAATGGTATGTCTTTCTCCTTCGAGAAAAGCATAGGAGACGGAACTATGTTCTTTTATAAAAGAGATCAGGTTAATCCCATTTCTAAAATTGATAGAGTTCTGATGAACTATTATGATGGACCTATTACATACGTGCAGGGGTTACCAGATCTTACGAAAAATGAAATTCCTCCTGGTTGGAGATTTGGAACTGAATTTTTTATTAACGAAAGTCCAGTTTTATTGTCATACAACAGAGTCCCTAAGAATGGACTTGTTCTAACCCATATCATTGTTAAAAATCAATATGGGGATATCGAGAGAACTATTGTTGAAAAGGAGGAATTAGATTATTGGGCAGATCTATTAGATATTGAAAGATCCCCAATTATTTTTCAGGGAAAATTATCAGACCAACAAAAAGCCTCAATTAATGATTTTGTTAATTCTCCGTTTGATAGCTTAAAATCGTCTCATGGAACACAGAGCTTTGCTAAGTACTTAGTGAAAACTTTAAATCCGGATTTAGATAAAACATTACTTAATGATGATTTAGATCGTCCCATAGAGGGTATAGTTTTCAGATTTGGACCAATCAGCGGAACTGGTGAATCTTTTTCTGCAAAAATTATTGATCCAGTTTTTGAAGACATCACAAGACAAAACAATGTTAAAAAAGCCAGTTATTTCCCAAGCGACATCTACGGAATAACACTCCTGGAAGTAATGAATTATATCCTAGATAAAGGTATAGAGAGTTTTGAATTTGCCGGGGAAGATCCACAGGACAGATACATTTCTTTTATCTCTGGTGTTTTCAATTCCTTCATAGAAGATAATGGTGAAAAATACTTGGGTCTCGATTTTCAAGAGCCCGAATTTTTAAAACAAGACGGATTTGAATCTAATTTAGATCTGATTAGTAACGATCAGACTAAACAATTAGTTGCTCAAGATGAAAGCTATGAATCTCTTTTTAAATTGATCTTATCAGCATTTAGAAAGATTAAGAAAAAATCTGGTGGTTTTTTTACTCCTGGAGTTATAGAGCAATTTAATTTATTAGTTAGAGAGATATCAGATTATCTCAATAGAAAACCTGTAATTGCGGAATCATTGATTCCAACATTTAGTGAGTTTAGAAAGGTTAAAAAATCTTTTGTACCCGATGAAGAACAGGATGATGAAGACGAGGAAGAACCTATGGAAGAACCCGAGGATGAAATTATAGGGGAGCCTATAGAAACCCCTCAAGAAAATCCTGAAGATGTTGAAGAAGAACCTGAAGAGGTTCAAGAAGAACCACAGAAAGATCCAGAAGAAATCCAGGTTAAAGAAATAGATCCTGAAATTGCCTTTAAAATGCAAGCTGCTTTAGGACAGATGGATCCTATTTCAGATCCTGCTGTCAATCCTGAATCACAGAATGTAAATGTAATTATTGGTAAGTTTCAACCATTTAATAACGGTCATCTTAAAATGATCAAAAAAGCAAATCAGGTAAATGGAAATCCTGTTGCCTTGATGGTGGTTAATAATTCCAAGAGCTTCATTAATAGGGAAATAATGAATAAGATGATGAAGATCATTTCTGATGAAATGTCTGATCTAATTCATTCGGTAAATTACGTTCCTGATGATCTACTTTCTACTTCTATTGAAAAAATTAAAGATAAATGTAACCCTAAGAGCTTAACAGTGGGATCTAAAAAGCTAGACAATTATTTGATCCAGAGCCGCACTCTTAAGAAAAGAAAAAAATTACCCCAGGATTTCCAAATCCAAACTTCTCCGGAGTGGGTTATTTCCAGAGAGGTAATGAAGACTCTAGAAGATAAAGATTACATGCAATTCAAAAAGCATGTCCCTAAATCTCTTTCTTCTCTTTGGGAGGAATTACATCGCTGCTACGAATCAGCTAAATAGACTCATCGCATTATTTTTTTCCTACCGTTTGTTTTATATTTGGATATATAAAATAAAAATTAATGGGAAAGCTCTCAAATTTTGAAAACAGTCAAAAATCTCCTCTTTTAGAAAACTCTGATAAAAGCAAAGCTGCTTTTGATAAAATAGTGGATTGTAAAATTAGACTTATTGCAGGATCTAATACTTTCTTTGGAAAGTTTTCTTTAAGCCTTGAATTTATTGAGGATCTTAATCTTCAATACAAAACTATGGCCACCGATGGTATGAAAATATACTATGACCCAGATTTTGTATTAAAACACAGCGAGGAAGAAATTAGATGGGTAATCTGTCATGAAATCATGCATTGTGCTCTTTTTCATTTCATTAGAAGGCAAGCAAATCCCACAGCGTGGAACGCAGCTGCCGATTATGCCCTAAATCAATTAATAGACCCGGAATCTTACACAATTCCCCCAGGGGATCCACAGAGCCCTGAAGTAAGAAAAGCTAAAATATTTTTAGGTGCTTTGGGAAAAATGATACCAGGATGCTTAAATACTAGACCAGCTACCCCGGACAATCCTTACGGAAAACCAGAGTATAAGGGTTGGTCTGCAGAGCAAATTTATGACCATATAATAGAAAACAACGTTCAGCTTCCTCCAGAAGAAGGATGGAATTACGGAGGCGTTACACCCCCAGAATTTACTGGTTCTTCTAAGAAAAAATCTGCAGGGGCAACAGGTCCTTCTGGTCCTATCGCTAAAATTGGCGATTTCGTAAAAATAAAAAGCGGAGGGTTTGGTCGAATAACATCAATAGATGCAAATACTGGGGAAGCAATGGTTGACCCATACTCTGAGGCTGATGCTATAGCACAGATAGAAAAACAATCCGGAAGAAAGGTTATATCAATAAAATAAACTTCGATGAAAATAGATATTAATGAATTAAGGAAGGTATCAGTAAAATTTGAACCGGAACCACCCCCACCACCACCTCCCCCTGGGACCCCACCGTCTCCTCCTCCCCCTAAGATTGAGGATTTTCCTGTTCCCCCTTCCCCTGATAAACCCTGGGACGACGAGGACGGAGGAGACGCCGGAGGAGCAGGAAACCAAGCTGGTGAAAAACCTAGGGTAATTGACGTTGATCCGGAAAACATAGATGAATTAAAGGAAAAATGGAGAAGGGAGGTCGAAAAGGCAAGAAGATCTGGTGGACTTCCCCCAGAATTACAAAAATCTCTGGACAAATTCAACGCAGGTAAAGTTGATTGGAAGGGTGATTTGAAGAGATTTGTTACCGGCCTTTCCGCTAAAAGAGAATATTTTTTACCTAACAAAAGGTTCCTAAGTAGAGGACAGGTTTTATGGGGTACCAAAAGAGTTAAAGAAGGTTTTGATGTTCTAACCCTGATCGTGGATACTTCAGGATCCATCTCCCAAAAAGAATTGGAGGTATTTATTAACGAGGCTTATGCAATCGTAGAGGAATTTAATCCAAGAAAAACTTACGTTCTTTTCTTTGATACTAAGGTATATGAACCGGTGACTGAAGTAGAAAGAGGTGAAAACATTAAGGTTAATAAAGCATACGGAGGAGGAGGAACTAGCTTTCTTGAACCTTTCCAATGGATAGAGAAGAATCTATTAGGTCAGGTAAATATGGGCCCAGTTGTATTCTTTACTGACGGTTATCCAACATCAGGAGGATGGCCATCATCGAATGATTATGGAATCAGCACCTATGATAAAAAAGTGATGTGGATTATAATACATCAGGATTACCCAAACAACGATCCTAATGTTGTAGTTCCGTTTGGAAATAGAACCGATCTAGTTTACTAAAAAGATATATAGAAAAAAGAATATAAGATTAATAAATGCCAAGCATTAAAAAATTTGACCAATATGTAAACGAGGATTATTCATTAAAAAGTATGATATCTGGTGTTGGAAGCTGGATTAAAAATCTCGTAAGCAAGATTAAAGGTGGAGGAATAGAGAAAGTTCCCAACACGCCCGAAGCACACGTGAAAGCTGGAAAGCCCATGGTAAATTATTATAGCTGTGCACGTGGCGGCGGTAAATCTGTGGAGCAACAAGTTGAAGACACTTATGGTATTAAGTTTGAATCTAAAGCATTCGAAGACTATGAGATTGATGAGGCAACTATGAAGGATTACGGAGATATTGAAATGTTAAAATATCCTGATAAAGAAGCTGGAATTTCAAACATGAAAGGAGATGCTCTGAAGAGCATGATACTTAAAAGATTTGATAGTTTAGTTAGAGGCGGCTACGATAAGCCAATCTTTATTTATGGAGCTCCTGGTATAGGTAAAACCGAGATAGTTGCTAGCGTAGCTTCCCAACTTTGTATAGATCTTATAACGGTTGATCTTCAGTTCATGGATCCTACTGACTTCTTGGGTATTCCATCAACTGATGATATCCCGAAAGAATTTTTCACTGAAAAAGATATAGAAAAAAGAATTGGAATTCTAAGTAAGCTCGGAAAGGGAATAACTAGATCTAACCCTCCATCTTGGCTTCCATTAGACAATGGCGAACCAATCACAGTGGTTGGTGGAGACGGCAATGAGGAAAAATCCGACGGACCTGGTGGAATTATTTTCTTTGACGAAATGAACAGGGCAAACCCTCCAGTTATTGCTGCAATGATGGTACTTCTTCAACAGAGAAGAGTTGGTACCGAGTATAATCTTCCTAGTAAATGGTTGATTGTAGCAGCGGGAAATAGAAAGGAAGACGATTTACCTGGTGAGATCAATGATTTAGGTTCAGCTCTTATTAACCGTTGTGAGGTAGTAAACTACCTTGCTAGTCCTAAAGAATGGATCGAATGGGTTAAAACCTCTCCAATAAAATTGAAGGGTGCATTTGGAAGAACTGCCAATGAAATTGTACTTCCTGAATTGATAGCATTTATGGAATTTTCTAAAGATTATTTCTACACTTTAAATGCAGGAAAAAAAGGAAGAGTATTTGCATCCCCAAGATCTTGGATCGATGCTTCTAAGGCTCTTTACTCAGAAATGGATTACCTCAGAAGACAAGGAACCAATTCAATTTCTAAAGAAGAGATGATTGATATTTTTTCTAGAAACGTGGGTCCAGAACCTGCACAGGCATTCGTTGAATTTTATACAGAATCACAGAATACCAAAATGGAAGATGTTGTTAAGGTTTTTGACGATCCTGATAACGCTCCTCTTCCAGAAAAAATTGGTGGACAATACAAGCCAGATAAATCTTACTATTTAATAGCTGCTATAGTTGATAAATCTAGACAAATCAGTCCTGATGGGAAACTTACTGCAAGCCAATTCTCTAATGCGATAGATTGGTCTATTAGATTAGATTCTGCTGAATATGGAACTGCTTTTGTAAGCTTATTACTTTCTAAGCACCCTTACATAACAAAATCTGGTATCGAATACATTAAACACATGGAAAGATACACTGACAGATACATGCCAGACAAATAATAAAATTAAAACAATTAAACCCCCGGCTTTCGGGGGTTTTTTGTTTCCTTTCGGGTTTAAATTTGAATATATAAAATAAAAAAAGAATGAAATTCATAAACAAATTTGGAGATCACTTTCCCAAGCCTGTAAATAATTTAAATAAAGTAAATGAAGATGCTGGTTATGGAAACGACTATTTTGCAGACGAAAAGGTTGAAAAATCTCAGCACTACTTCTTTAAAATTAGTGAGGGAGACGAAGAGATTGGATTAATCTTAAAAATTGGAAAATTTTCTAAGTCTGGAGTTATCTCCGAGAATGAAAAAAATTACGGCGTGCTTCATTTAGAGATTATGAATCCCGATGATATGGATGATTATTTAGTAAATGATAGTGAATACAGATCTAGGGAAGATGAAGGATTCTCCCTTTCAAACGAGGTATTAAGTCAGGCATTTTTTATTATTACCAAATCAATGGATAATTATTTACAAAAAAATCCGAAGGTTACTAAGTTTTATGATGAGATTCTAGAAAATCTTGGCATGGATAGAGAAGAATATTCAGATTTCATTTCCCCGAGAATCAGAACGTGGTCCAGGGGAAGATGGAAGATTCAGGAAGGAAATTCAGAGAAATCATTAATTTACACTAAGACCTCACATGAGTAATCTTAAAAAATATAGCGAATTCATTAATGAATCATTAACACCGGTAATGTTTATGAGTGTTAAAAATGAATTGAAGAATTCGATTGTTAAATTCCTACACGAAAAAGGACAGGCAACTAGAAAGGAAATTTTAGAATTTGCCTCCACCCTAGGAGAGAATGGATCTGTTGTGGACAGAAGATGGATCTCCAGAAATAAACAATTGATTAAGTGTTTGGTTTCAGAGGAAGGACCAAATCTTTATACCCTTACAAAATTGGGAAAAAGATTTGCCAAAAGTCTTTCGGTAAATGAAACAAAAAACCTTTAATTTTGTATAAATAATAAACATTTTTATGGAAAACTACGAAAAATTAGTTGCTCTTGTAGAATCAATGAGAGAAAATGTGGATAAGTTTTTTGATAAGGGTAATAAGTCTGCTGGAACCAGAGTTAGAACTCAGTGTCAAGAATTAAAAAAATTAGCACAAGAACTTCGCTTAGATGTTCAAAATGCTAAAAAATCCACTACAGAGCAATAATAATATCGAAAAGATATTTAGTTACTAAAACCAGCCAATGCGCTGGTTTTTTTGTTTTCAAAATATATAGAAGTAAATTTTATCTCATGTCTACATCAAGACCATTTGCATATAATACGGGATCCGCTATAGCAGGTACCGATCAGGTAGGAAATCTAGCAATCGGATTTCCCACCTCCGGATTTGGATCTACCGGACTAGAATGGTGGAACGGACCTGACGAAGACCTTGGATATGTCATCGCCTGTCAGGTTCCTGATGAAAGTCAGCCTACCCCAGAAATGGGAAATTTAGCTTCTGTTGGCTTTTATAGAACCGGTCTTTTCACTGATGAATCTTTTATAGATCTGGCAGAATATATTGCTAGAGTGGTTTCAAACAATCCCCAAAATTTTGCAAACGGATCCGATGCTAAAACTTGGCTCAATAATAATGGGTATTGGACATCTTACACTTCACCATTGGTAACTTCTGGTTTGGTTCTTAGATTAAATGCATCTGATCCTGCCTCCTATTCAGGATCTGGGTCTACCTGGGTGGATCTGGCGGGAACCCAACAAAATGTAACATTATATAATTCCCCTTCATACACATCAGGACCTCCCTCATATTTTACTTTTAATGGATCTAGTCAATATGGACTGGGGTCTGGATCTGTTCTTCCTACGACATCTTATACTAAATCCGTTTGGTTTTACCTAAATGGATATGCTGACAATAACATAGTTAGCGGAGATGGACATTTCATGTATATGGGGCCAGCGGGATCAACTCAGAAGATATATTGCGGACATTCAAATTGGGGAAATTATGTGGCATTTCCTTCCTCTGCAACTATAAATCTAAACACCTGGTATTATGCTGCTTTAACTTTCAACACTTCCGATGGCATGAAGCTTTATATTAATGGTGTATTGGACAGCACATACACCGCTAACAAAGGTGCACACCCAGGAACTGGTACGATAAATCTGGCTACATTTAACGGAGGCAATCTAATGAATGGTAGAATTTCTAAAGTTTATTGCTATAATACCAGTTTAACCGGGCCTGAGGTTCTTCAAAACTTTAATGCGGATAAATCAGAATTTGGCCTTTAGTATCAATTTTTCCGAAACAACCAGTGATCTTATTGCTTTAATCGATATATAAAACAACAAATTATGGCTTATTATCAATGTAAAGTGACTTTTGACACAGGTGAGGTCAACAAGCAAGGAAAACCACAAATCACCAAAACAGTGATGCTGGTAGAGGCAACGGGGGTAACCGAAGCAGAAGCTAGAATCACGGAACACCTTAAATCCGATATTATGGATTTTGAAGTGACCTCGGTTGCTCTTTCCAATATCGAATCGGTGTTGCAAGAAAAAGACAAGTAACAATGAAAAACCAAAAATCTCCTGTAGACGAAAACAAAAAAGACGGTGGAGCAGCGGACACTTCCAATTATGAACCACCAATCAGTCCTGTTAAAATTCCAGATAATGATACTGGATTCAAAACAGTAAAAAAAGCCTACAGGAGATTTATTTGGACCTTAGATCAACATTCTGAGAAAAAGATAAGAGGAAAGGATAAATAGTAATAAAAAACTATGCCTTCCCTTTCAAGAACACAACAAAGGCTTTTCGGTCAAGCATACGGGGTAAAGCTCTGGAAAAAGTCAGGGGGTAAAAGAGGTATTAATCCTAAAGACCTCAATCCTAAGTACAAAAAAGAAATTGAAAAATTAGCAGACAGTATGTCTATGGCTAAACTTAAGGATTTCGCGGAAACCAAACACAAAAGAATTCCCGAAGAAGTAAATGAGAAAGTGATCAAAGCATTATTTTTTAAACTTGATCCGGACTCTCAATACGATTCGTCTAAAGAGAAAGCAAGAAGGCTTGCTAATCTATCAGATTATAGAGAATTTTTACATAAGAAAAAAAGAGATAAAAATGCAAACTAATCCTGTTAATGAAGGCTGTGGATGTGGCAAAAAAGCACAGTCTGAAACCGTTATTCAAAAAACCATCCAACAAGATCCTAATCTAGGAAAAATGGCGGATGTCTTAGATGGCAGAAGGGGTACTATTAACGATTCTATTAGAAACTCTAGAGGTGAGGTTATTGGATATGTTCTTAATAATGACAATGGTACTTTCAGAGTGTTTAAAGATAAAGTCTCCAACATTTATGAAAGTGAAGGATCAATGGCAACCCTGCCTAATGTTTCCGGTATGGGTGAAGTACAAGCACCAACTAGAGACTCAGCAGGATCTGGAGATCAGTTTCCAAGTTTAACTGCTGGAACCCCAGCTGCTAAAAAATCAAAGGGAAAGAAAGCAAAAGACGAGCCATCCCTTGCTAGTTCTGTTATGGACTGGAAAAATTTTAGAAAAGCAATGCTTAAAAATCAGGGGTGACAAAATTCCGGAATTTTTAAAAAATTCCGCCAAGATTGCTTGTTTATTTTCACTAATATGACTAAAATGCCTATTAATTCTAATGGGCATTTTTATTGCATATATGCGGTGAATATAATCAATAACTATGTTAAAACTTTATTCGTCGCCTGCTTCAAGACTTTTAGATCTGTACAACGACATGGATGTTTTTCTAGGGAATCCAATTCCTTTGGAAAATGGAACACTAACACTCGATGTTCCTGGATTCTCCAAAAAAGACCTAATTGTTGAGATTGATCAGAATGAAAATCTTTTAACCATCAAAGGGGAAAAGGAAATTAACGGTAAATCCAGAAAGATCAGCAAGAGCATCAGAGATTACAGACTGAGGAACATAGATCTTAAAAAGGTAGAAGCTAAAGTTGAGGACGGCGTTCTCTATATCGATTTTAAAGATGTCGAGGACAAGCTAAAAGAAACTAAAAGAGTCATTTCTTTAAATTAATTTAGTTTCTTAAATTTGGTGTGTGGAAAAAATAGATTTGATTCAGACTCATTATTTAGGAGACCCATGGAAGATAATGATCTCATGCATTCTCCTTAATCAAACTACTAACGTGCAAGTTAGACCGGTTGTCCGCCAGCTCTTTGAACGTTTTCCCACACCAGATTCTTTTAATTTGAATCACCATTTAGAAATAGCTAACATTCTTAAGCCCTGTGGATTTCAAAACATCAAAGCAAAGAGGATTATAGATTTCACAAGGGTTTGGAACTCTGGGGAAAGAGACCCAAATAAATTTCCTGGTATTGGTCCTTATGCTAGAGACGCATGGAAGATTTTTGTGGAAGGTAAGAAGGATTTTATTGCCTGTGATAAAAAGCTGAATCTATATCTTCAGCAATGTAACTAACGGGGATTCCTTGATATAATGTAACCAGTAAATGGTTCGGAACCTGGTTTTTTAAGAAGAAGTAATTTTTAATCTATCCTCAATTATTTTTCTAAATCTTCTTGGGATCATTTTAATTCTATTGCCTGTGATTTTTTCTAACATTTTGATTGTTGAAAGATAAAATAAAGAGCTTCCTGGAATTGGTGAAGAAACAAAAATAACTATCAGGGGAGCAACCCTGGGAATATCAATTAGACTCTGTATGGCTTCTTTAATCTCTTCCTCTGTTGGCTTAACTGCTTTTGAATTCACTACACTATTAATAGGATAAAAAAGAATTTCTGCAATTCCCCCCAAATCTTTACCTTCTAATTTCCACGCCTCAACCACTTCTTTTCCCAGGTCCTTTATCTCGTCTAATTTTAATTTAGTCATACTCTTTATATATTAATGCGAAACTAAGGCGGTTTCTTATGTATAAGAATAGCTATGATAATTGACGTTGAGAATTTAGGGGAGAATCTAAGAGTATCCCATTACACTGAAGAAGGAGATTTAGCCTATCTCGATTTAAAAATTCCTCAAGCGGAAAGATATGTCTGGCGCAAATGTTCTGCTGCCGATAGGAGTCGTGAAAAGGGTTGGGCTTCTTGGGACGGTTTTCCTGTTAAGAAACAGTCCACTTTGAAATACGACAAATATCGGTTAGTTGAACTTTTAGAATATTTTGATAAAGAGAAAACCAAACCCCTTTGGGATACACAAACTCCTAAAAAATACTTTGTTGATATTGAGGTGGAGATCACAGACAATCGTGCTGATTCCCTAGACACTGTTAGAGCAAATAATAAAGTGCTCACTATTGCGATTGCATCATCTCAAGGTAAAATTCTAATTCTTGGACTAGATAAATTGGATTCACCAAAGATCTTAAAAATAGAGCAGAGAGTCAATGAACATTTTAAAACACTTCCTTACGATTTAAAATGGACTTTCAACTATAGATCCTTTGAGAGTGAGTTTGACATGATTTATACCTTTATGTCCAAACTCATGCATAAGATGCCTTTAATCACAGGATGGAACTGGTTTGGATATGACTGGCCTTATCTGCTTAATCGTGCTAAGAAATTGGGTATTGATCCTAAGATTGCTTCACCTAGTGGAATTTTATTAGGTAAGGACCAAATTCCGATGCATGTGTTAATGGTCGATTACTTACAGATTTATAAAAAATGGGATAGAGTAATTAAGATCAGGGAATCAGATTCTCTGGATTATGTTTCTAATGCTGCTTTAGGTGTAAGAAAAATTCATTACCAAGGCACATTGAAAGATCTATATGAATCTGATTTTGAGACGTATATCTTCTATAACGCAATTGACTCTTGTCTAGTACATTATATTGATCAGAAGCTAAACACATTAGCTACTTTCTTTAAAATAGCAAACGTAAGTGGTGTAGAGATTAATAGAGCTCTTTCTCCTGTTTGGACAACAGAAGTCCTTATGTCAAGAAAATTTCTGGCTAGAAACAGAGTGATAGTTTGGGAAAGAACTGAGGAGGAACACACAAAATTCGAAGGAGCTTATGTGAAGCAACCTATTAAAGGATTACATGAATGGGTAGTTTGTTTTGACTTTGCTTCTCTGTATCCTAATACTATGATGCAATGGGGTTTATCTCCTGAGATCTTTATTGGTAAGAATCTAGCAAATCCTCCAGAAGGAGCAATTAAGACTGCGGGAGGAGCTTATTTTCATTCCAAGAATGGGGAAGAACCAGTTTTAAGAGACGTATTAACCACACTATATGCAATGAGAAAATCAGCCAAGAAAAAATACTTGGAATGCGAAATTAAAATCACAGAATTAGAAGAAATATTAAAATCAAGATAATATGGCAAACGTAGATAATTCATGCGCACATTTAGAAGTTGAAGATGTATTTACAGAGTCTTCAAATACCTTAGAAGATCTTTATAACCTGCAGAAAGACATTCAGGAAAATGTTTATGGATACAACTTCGAAGAATTAAGAAATAAACCTCTGAATGAATTTAGACAATTTTTTGATTGGAACTATCACGCCATTCAGGATGAATTAAGGGAAACTTTCGATGCACTAGGTGGAATCAAGGATGGTATTGGTAACGGTGTATGGAAACCGTGGAAGAAAGCATATCACGAAAAAGCACCCAATATGACTTTCAATGAGCTCTCAGATTCTGATAAAAAAGAATTACAAATGGAATTAATTGATATTCAGCACTTTCTTTTTAATATGATGCTTGCTGCTGGATTAGATCCTAAAGACTTGATGAACATGTATTTTGCCAAGAACAAGGAGAACAGAGAGCGTCAAAAAAGAGGATATTAAGATCCAATATTCCGCGTTTTTTTGAAAGAAGATCGTTGATCTTCTTTTTTGTTGTGTATTTACACCGTAACCTAAATAATGATGATATATAGGGAGAATAAAAGTATTTAGAGTTGGCACAAAAAACCAGACCGGAACTTAAGATACGTTTCCAAACCGGGGACATCCCAACACAGCAGGATTTTGAAGATTTAATTGATAGTCAGTTCAATCTGATAGAAGATGCCCTAGTTACCGGACCTACCGGAGCTACTGGACCTCAAGGTCCTCAGGGTTACACTGGTGCAACCGGTGCAACAGGAGAAACCGGAACATCAGGAACATCAGGTGTTAATGGTACTTCTGGGACTTCAGGAGCTAACGGAGCTGCTGGAGCTACTGGTGCAACTGGGGCAACTGGTGCCGCTGGTGCCGCTGGATTAAATGGTGCCGCTGGGCCAACTGGTGCTACTGGTGCTACTGGTTTAAATGGAGCTATCGGTGCTACCGGGGAAGCTGGTACTTCAGGTACTTCTGGTGCAGCTGGTGCAGCTGGTGCTACAGGTAATCCTGGGTCTTCTGGAACCTCTGGGGTTTCAGGAACCTCCGGTGAATCTGGTGCTGCTGGTTCTTCTGGTACTTCTGGCGTTGGTATACCCTCAGGGGGAAATATAGGTCAGGTTTTAGCTAAAGCAAGCTCTACTAGTTATGATGTAGCCTGGGTAGATCAAACTGGAGGTGGCGGAGGAGGTTCTAATGGAACATCCGGTACATCTGGTAACTCTGGATCTTCTGGTACTTCCGGTAACTCTGGATCTTCTGGTACATCTGGAACTGATGGACAATCTGGTTCTTCTGGTACATCTGGAACTGACGGACAATCTGGTTCTTCTGGTACATCTGGTGAGTCTGGAGCATCTGGTTCTTCTGGTACTTCTGGAACTGACGGACAATCTGGTTCTTCTGGTACATCTGGAACTGACGGACAATCTGGTTCTTCTGGTACTTCCGGTAACTCTGGATCTTCTGGTACTTCCGGTAACTCTGGTTCTTCAGGTACTTCTGGTGAGTCTGGAGCATCTGGTTCTTCTGGTACTTCTGGAACTGATGGACAATCGGGTTCTTCTGGTACTTCTGGTGAGTCTGGATCTTCTGGTACTTCCGGTAACTCTGGTTCTTCTGGTACTTCTGGTGAGT